TAAATCCTGTTAAAGACATTACTTTATCGAGAGCATTATCAAGTGTACCTATTCTTGTTTTTAATCTATCATCGGAAGCACCAGCAGTAATGTTACCTGTTGCAACAATTTCACCGTTTGTTCCTGTCGCAGCTGTACCAACACCTAATGAAGATACTTGACCTGGAGAATATGGTGAGAATCCTGTTCCTGTAGCTCCTGTAGCTCCTGTAGGGCCATAAGGACCATATGGACCTGGAGGTCCCAATACTGATCCAGCAGCATAAGTTGTTGCAGAAGTTGCAATATATAAAGTACTGCCACTAACGTATGCATTGGTAACACTAACGCCGGTAACTCCTGTGACTCCTGTGGTTCCTGTAGCTCCCGTGGCTCCTGTAGCTCCTGTAGCTCCTGTAGGACCAAGGATGCTTCCCGCCACAGCAACAACAACTGAATCGCTTCGTGTTAATTGTAGTTGTGTTCCAACAACAGCACCAGAAGTTACGTAAGGTCCTGTAACACCGGTAACCCCAGTAACTCCTGTGGCTCCCGTGACACCTGTTAAACCTGTGGGTCCTGTAGCGCCTTGTGGAATTGTGAAGTTAAATACAGCAGCACCAACTGTTCCAGTATTAGTTATTGCTGCTAAACTTCCTGCAGCACCAGTCGATACCGTTCCTAGTGAAACTGTGCCTGTTGCGCCAGTAACGCCAGTAGCACCTTTAACTGTTCCCGCATTAAAAGTGTAGGTGTTAGAGTATGTAACTTGTAAATCCGTACCAACAACTGTCGCAGCTGTTAAGAATAAACCAGTTGCACCGGTTGCACCAACTTGACCAGAAACAGTTACGGAATTTGCAACAGCAATAATTCTACCTTTAGAATCAACTGTAATGATAGGTACAGAAGAACTATTACCATATGTCTTTGCCGTCAAACCTACTTGGTCAGGAAGACCAATCGCAACAATACCTGTGTTTGCGTTTGCAGTTAAATCGCCAGTATTTGCGTAAACTTTTGTTCCTGGTGGAATCGAAACAGTAGTATTAGATACTGCTAGAACTCGACCAAACTTGTCAACAGTAATTGCAGGAATGTTTGATTCATCACCATATGTTTTTGATGTTACACCAGTTGTTTGTAATCCAAAATCAATTACATTTGTTGTATTGTTGGCCAAAATTGCAATACCATTTGCAATACTGGCAGTAAGGTTTAAACCACCATTGTAAGCATTTGCAGAAACCGTAATTGTGTTTGCAGTAATTGAACTATACGCATTTTTACTTAATACGAAACTTTGTAAATAAGTATTAGCAGCATTTGTATATGATTGTGAATAAACATTTGCCGAATATACAGCTGCCGATGTGGCCACGTTTGAAGTACTATTTAAATTGCTAGAATTATTTGAAAATTCATCAGTATGAATTCTATAATAATTTCCATTAGTTACATCATTTAATTGCCACTGTAAAGCTGGTTCGTTCCAACTAATTGCTGCATTAGCATATGATCCACCACCACGATATACACTATAGTAAGATGTTATACCATTAATATTACCTTGATTTAATTGATACGTGTTTGATGAGTTGACTGTTGTACCGATTAGAATGAAGTTCGAATTAACGGTTAAGTTGTTAACTGAAACACCATTGAAGAAAGCGTTTGCGCCAGAACCACCAAGTGTTGATCCAAGATTGATAACTGGCGTATTGATGACCGTGTTTGCAGTAATTCTATCAGATATAACGTTACCACTCATCAAGTAGTTGTTAGCATACACAGTATTTGCATATGAGATTGTTGCAAAACTTTTAGGTGCTGAGAGGAATGTATTAGATGATACAGAATCGGAAATTAACTGGTTCTGCAATGTTAAGTTTGTTCCATAACCACTTTGAGTATATGTGAAGTTATTGGAAATTATTGTTGCACCAGAAATGACTACAGTATTTGAAATTGTTGTGGCACCATTAACAGTTAGTGAACCAACAATTGTTGCAGTACCATTTGTTGAAAAGTTTCCATTAATTTTACCAGTTCCCGTAACAGTAAGATTACCACTAACTGTTTCATTTCCTGTCGTAATAATATTGCCGCCAACTGTGACATTATTTGAAACTGCGAGGCCTGTACCAGAACCCAACGCAAGAATAGGACCACTGATGTTCGCTTGGCCTGATGCAACTAGACTGAGTGTGGTGTTCGTGAAATAAACTTGACCATCGACACGGAGGTTGTTTTGGACATATGCGGATGAACCTAGACCAATGACTTGTAATTGTCCACCAAGAATGGCATTGTTGGCAACTTGTAAACCTAGAGAATTATCATTGAGAAATAATGTTCCGGTAGATTTTGTGTAGTTGTTTGCGGCCAACGAATTGTTTTCTTGCACCAAAGCATTCGTGGTAACCAACCAGTCGCCGAATGTATTTGCATATCCTAGAATAGAAACTGTATTTGCCATTTATTTCGAACCTATTGAACTTATAGTTTATTTAGAATAGTTGTCAGGAGCGTTTTGATATCAGAAACATCTTGCTCTAATTTTACAATCTTTGCATTATTCTGTTCAAGTTCTTGACTCATTTTTTGTTTTCGTTGGTGATCTTTAAGACCACTAATATCCGTATTCAATATAGCTTTACTGTAACCATCCCGTTGCAGATGGGGATTATCAGTTACTTCATATTTTACATTATCGATCATGATATTGCAATAGCTCTAAATTTCTTAATTTGTGGAACAATTTCTGTTGCACCGGAATACATAACAACTTTGACAGCAAATGTTTGGAAAGAATTATGTATAACGCCATTACTTGTGTAAGTAATATTATTTAAGAAATAATTTTGTTCAATAAAGTCTGTATAAGAAGATGAATTTTTTGTTACACTATCTATATTTGGAACTAGAATCCATGGTTTAGTAGTAAATGCACTTACATCATCAGCAGCTAATACTTTAACAAACACATCAAAAGAAGTTCCACTCTGCATATTTGCATCAAACGTAACTTTAACACCTTTGGCATCAAATCCAGAAGCAAGTGTTACTGATCTTGTTACATATTTAGCAGAAGCATTACCACCACTTGCAGTAGTTTCTGGTATTGTAACATCAACTCTATCATTGATAATGTTATTAATCATAATCATCGACATTCTATCTAGGTCAATAACAGGAGAAATGTTTTTATCAAGCGTTGCAAGTTTTGCTTTCACCAATGTGTCACCATAAGCTGTATTATTTCTATATGTCTTCAATATTGTATTCTTATTAGCTAATAATGGAGTATATAATGTATCAAATATACCATCATTTTGGTTCATCATACTATAATCAATAGATGTAGTATTATTAAAGTCCAACTCTTGTGAAATTAAATCTACAATTTCAAAATCAAATGCCTGTGCGGGAGCATCAGATTTAAATGTTGCTTCATAAGTTTTTGTTGTGTCAAATTGAGCATAATACAACTTGAACGATAAGTCTGAAGATTGGTCAGCAGTCCAAGTTGAACCATTTTGCGATATAAACAAACTACCAATATTTGGTTGTTCCGAGACTGTATTTGTTGAGCCAATTTGTTTCTGTCCCACAGTCGCATAATATACTTTTGTTTTACTGCTATTTGAACCAACAACAATTGCATATTCGCCAGGTTGCAGATAGACAGGATCAGCAAATCTAAACAAAGTTTCAACAGATGCATCGGTTGATGTGTTTATATCATAAGGATTTTTCCAAACAGTTGATGATGGAATAACTTTAGTGGAATTTGGATATCCATTAACTGTAGGTCTAATCTGTGCAAACACAGGCAACTTATCATCAACACTTTCAAAATACAAACTAACACCAGTCAAGAAAACACCGTTAGGATAAATTCCTGCAGGAACAAAGAATGTCTGTGCTAATGGATCAGTAGTACAGGCTATGAATGAGGTTCTACTACCAAATGGTTCTTTGTTTGCTTTTGCAGCTGCTTCAAAATCAGCTCGGATTTTCGCATCTGCTTGAAGTGCCGTTAGGCCATACTGTGTGCCACCCATAACAATACTTTCAGCAGCCAGAGCACCTCTACTAGTCCATATTGTTCCACCTGCGGCATCTTTAATAGTAGCTGCATACCAAGAGGGATTTATTCCCCAGGTAGTAGCTGCACCAGTTGTTCCTTGATTGTCAACCTTACACTTAATCTGGTGTGCGCCTGGAGCTAACCAGTTAACGGTAACATCTATGTATAATTTTCCATCATTATTATTTGGCCAAGCCGTTGTTTTCCAATGTTCAGAATTCTTATATTTTCCAATAGGTTCATTATCAATCCAAACTTCAACATCATCATCGGCACCAAATGATATTGTGTGATTATAACCAAAAGCTTGAGTTGTTGTAAAATTTCTATAAATTGTAAATGTTTGGCCAGATTTTAGATTTGTGTTGTCTCCTTCAGCCACTGGATATACAGCATTTGCCGCAACAAACTCAACACCAGTATTATTAGTCAATCCCGTACCAGCACCAGTGATCGCATAAACAATTGGTGAGGTCTGCATGCCGCCCGCCTGTAACGCATAATATGCATTTAGCCAATAGATAAATCCTCCTAAGTCTGGATTTCTATTCAAGTTTGCTGGATTTCTATAATAAGAAAGTATAGTCGGCCCAGTAATTGCAATTGCCTCGGCTTTCCACGCTGCATTTAACCATATTTTACCGCCGCCGGCCGGAGTACGAGAATTTGGATCAGCAATTACTTGGTTGTAAGTTTGAGTAGTTATCAGATATGTGTATGCCTCAATGGCTTCTTTCATAGTCAAACTAGAATCAACAAAGTCACCAATTTTTGGTTTAGTAAGTAATACACCCGTAGCAACACTTACAGCACTAGCCGTACTTTGAATTGTTGTTGTTTTATTTTGACTAATTGGAGCGTCTAGTTTTAATTCAACTGTTGCTGTTGACTTACTATAACCATTTAATGGATTAATATAAATTGCAATCGTTGCTGGTGTAGTGTCCGAAACAGAAATTGTTCCTGTAATTATATCTAATCTAGGAATTGTTCTGTTTTCAGCTTTGCCATATTTTTCGTAATGCCATTGACCAAATGCATCAATACCTTGTGTTGCAAATTTTCTAAAATCTGCATTAGCAAAATATGCAATTGCTTCTAACTCAACTGTTGCATAAATTTTGGTATAACCACCACTAAAAGTATTTGATGCATAAGAATTTGTACCAGTTGCACCATCATTAAATAAAGATTTAATATCAGCATAAGAGTTGACATAAGCGGTGTAGTTAAAACCACCAGAAACGTTCAAAACAGTATTTGTAGATGATGTTGCACCTTTAGTTAACCACATACCATCAACATTTGAGATGGTGAATGGTACTATAACAGAACCGCCAACATTTGTAGATGTAACGACATATGTGAGAGTCTCACTCATGTTTATACTAGTAGGTCCACTAACTGAATAAACTGCTGCCTTTGGACCAGAATAGAAAGATGTTGTTGCTTGTCTATTATCATTAAAATAAAATGTCCAAATATAAGAACCAACTCTAGTTACTACATAATCTAAAGTTGTTGTTGTGCCAGGAGGACTTAATGGTAGAGTACCACTAGCAGGAATTCTTTCACCATAGTTACTTACAGCATAATAATTTCCATTATTAGGTCCATTAACAACATTAAATGTTATCTTATCATTTTGTATACAAGATGTTGATGTGCTTAAATTAACTCCACTAGAATTTTTAACGGAAAGTTCAATTGGTACTATAGGTGTTGCATTAATTGTAAATCCTGCATAGACTTCTGGTAAAATGCTATTTAATTTTAATTTTACATTTTTAATATCATTAACTACAGATGCGGAAGTTAATAAAACAGATGCGTTGCCGTTTGAATCTGTTGTAAATGATCCAGTTAAACTAGCACCAGCAATGTTTGCAGATTCAACACCGGTAATTGTATAAGGTACACTTACGCCGGCACCAACATTCACCGTTGACAATGTTACGTTAGCTGTTTTACCAATATTAAGTGCAGTTCCCAATGAAGGTTGAATTTGACTTGTGTTGGCGACCAACATGTAAGATTTAATAGCAGAAATTGGAACATTTACCGATTTACTGGATGTGTTTCCTGTTCCCCATGTATATTGAATAGTAAATACATCAGAACCTTTCATTGCATAGTTAGAATTAACTTGATACAATAATGTATTTGAACCAGATGGTGAATTTATTGTGAAAGCGCCACTTGTTTGATTACCTTTACTACTCACAACAGAATATTCATTTGTATTGGCTGTTGATGTGATTGCGTAATAAACAGTTTGATTACTTGGTATACTTGAAGCTGAGAATATAGACTGTATGGTATTGCCAGCAACAATAGAAGAATTTGCTGCAACACTAAATGTTGGAACAAATGCACTTTGAATTGCTACATTACATAACAATTGTTGTGGTCCTTTATATTGTGGATTTCCGGTATCTGTCGGAACATCAACTTCAAGAATGATGTATTTGTTTACATAACTACTGATTGCACCACTATTAATTGGTATACTTACAATGGCCTGATTTTTGGAGTTTGTACCAATTGTACGTATAATTGTATTTCCACGAACGAAACCATTTCCCAAATCAGTGTTAACAATTGAACCAGAAATGTTTGCATTGTATGTTTTTCCCGCAGGAGCATTTTGAACATTGAAGATGAAATTAATAACACCACCTTCTCTGATAGTTGTATAATCAGGAGTTAATGTATATGATGCATCTGGCAACGCTGCAGTAGTAATTGCTCCAACATTTTTTGTAGTAATTGATGAATTGTCTGTACCATTTAAGCTTAATCTGGTAATAATATCCTGGTTTGGCTTTGTAGAAACAATTAATGGACTTAATGTTTGTAGTAAACCTTGTGCATAGAAAGTGGTAGATGCATAAGATTTTCCAAGAGCAATACTAATAGGACTGTCACACAAAACAATATTGATATTTCCTGTTAAGAATTTGACATCGTTATCATTTGGAATACAAATTTTACCAGAAGCAGAACCGGAGGAATCAGTATAAACAGCCATATCATGAGGTGAAATTCCACTATTATTAATTAGTGAAGTGTAACCATCAGGAAGCAAATAACTTGTCATGTTTAAACCATTCATATACAAGTATAAATTGGTTTTTGGTGACATACCATCTACATGAAAACTTATTTCTTTCTTTCTTGCATAAGGAATTACTGTTTGATTTACAGTTGCAGTAGAAGATGATGTAACAACGCCTGGCGGAGAACTTAATATCTGTGAGTTTTGGGGCGTACCAACTTGACCAGAAACATTACGAACAGTATTTGTCCCTAAAACAGAATTGATTGTATCTGTTGTTTGTTCACCGGACCATAGAGTCTGCCATGCATTCCATTGTGTTTCAACAGATGAGTAAGCAGAGTAGTTATCGTTTTCACCATTTGTGTTTACGATAACAACCGGCGGAGTAATTATATCAAACCAAACGTCAGATTGTGGACTTAATTTTATTTCACCAACATAGGCCACAACGTCAAATGGATTTACTTTAATTGAATCTGATGCAATTGGCTGATTGCCTCCAGGCATTACTTCGGAAACATAAGGTACTGTTATAAGAGATGAAAATGCTGAATTACCAGAAATTACTGTATTACTTGATTCTCTTGTATAATTTAACTTAACGTTCTCAGACAAATATAGCGGTCTTGCTAATTTGTTTGTGTAATCAATAGATGCACGATATTCATTACTACCAACATCACCAACACCAGAACCAACGAAAGAATCGACAATAAAACCATTTTTAAATTGTGTATTGCCATTGTTGTCGGTAACAACTTGTGAGTTAACTTGAGTCTCTAAGAAATTTAATGAAGTATAATACTCCATATTTGTTAAACGTGTATCAAGATTGGAAATATCCTTCATAGTATAACGTTTGTGTGGTATAACTTGAAGACCAACATCAGTCTCACGATATGTGTATGGTGAAAAATCTAACACATATAGTGTAACAGCATCACTTTGATTTGCTGGAGGTTGTGGTTTAACATCAGGAATACCTTGAATGTCTTTAAACAAACCATCTCTGGTCAGTACAACCTTATCAATTCTTCCAAGGTAATATGTGATATCAGCAATAACGTTTTGAAAATTATTTGTTGTTGGAATCTGGTGTGATGCCAACGAATATGTTGTTGTATCATCAACCCTTCTTGGTCTAAAATCTATACAATCACTTAATGACACAACTTTTCCTGTTACAAGTGATTTGTATGTTGGTATGATACCATAATCAATCGGATATGATTCTGGTGAGATGTAACCCAATCCAGAATGTGTGAAGTAACTATAAACCGGTAAAACTTTTATTGTACTCTGTGGTGCAGATTTTCTATTAATTGATGCATGGTCATAAATTGTATCTCTTTGGCCAGTATCCAATGAATATAATGTTACTTTATTGTCTAACGCAGTCCAATTACCTGTGGATGTACTTGGAGTATTATTTAAATTAATTCCTGAAATTGCAATGTATGCAATACCAGATACAGAAACAACATCACCACTATTATATGTTGTTGCACTACTCCAACTTCCCAAATATGAAGAAGTTAAAGGATATTCATATACACCGTCAATTTGATACACATCAGACTTTAATAAACTATAAGTGTTTGTGTTTGAAATGCTTAATTCTGTCCCAACATATTTTAATACAGCAGTTTTTTGTTTATAAGAATCGTTTGTTGTATGAATACGTGCAATAATGTTTACGTTACGACCATTATAAATGTTAGAACCAAAATTAACTGTTGCTTGATATGCTGTAGGTAGAGTTACACTAGCATTATCCATTGGAATAAATGTTCCACTAGTTGTTTCTACCGCAATATAGTTATCAATAATATTTGGTCCTGAACCTGAACCAACAAACGCATCGGTAGATTTGCAAGAAATACTTACTGTATTACCAGAAATTGTTCCTGTAAAATTTTGATTGTAATAGTATTCAACATTACGTAAATTTTTCACATATGATCTTGGCAATGTGAACAACATTGAGTTGTAATCAGAAAGATATAATTGAGTACCTTTACCATCAACTTGAGCTGAACTATCAATCAAACATTTGAATGTTGGTGTTGAATAGTTGCCACCATTTGGTGCAGTCAATGATTTTACAGAAGAAAATTGACTAGAAGTTAGTGTGCTATTGTCTAGGTATAATGCATAAATTGCAGCTGCACCCACGCCACTTACATATTCAATACCTTTAATATATGTTGTACCAATTCTAGAAGAAGAACTTGTTGGTGTTGTGTTGTTATGTAATTCAACTAATGTGGATGTATTAATGTTTGGTAATCCACCAACAAGACTACTTACGAGTGTGTAATTTCCATAAGCAGAATTGATAATGTAAGAATTATCTGTGCCAGTTGTGCGTGATTTATCTACTGAAATCGTTGTTGTGGAAATTGTTTCAACTTCATACCCCTGGACAAATGCAGAACCAGGACTCACCTTCAACACTAATTTGTCCAAATCTTGTGGGTCATTAATAATGGTTGGAATAAAATTCTTAATGATGAAGTCGCCACTAGTGTCAAATGTTCTTTTAGCCATTGTATCCATGATGGCAGAATATATGGGTGTTCTTTGGTCAGTTAATAAATTGCCGTCTTTAATGGAAACCAATTGAATAAAGTTTGGATATGTGACCGCAGTATCTGTGTACGTCTGTGTCGTTAACTGTAAGTCAATCTTATAACGGTCCGCACCAGGAGCAAGATAGTTTGATGCACCAAGAGCTGGATCCAATAAGGATGAATCATCAGCATAATCTGTTACTGATTCTACAATATTTAAACCAACAACACCCGAAGCTATTTTTGAATATTTACCAACAACAACAGATTGTTCCGCACAGTATAAGAACGTACCATTACCAAAAAATACACCTTCGGAAATGTGAAAAATTAGAGATGAACCAGATGCTGATGTGGCCGCACTAGTAAAATAATTAACGCCAGTATTTGAATTTTTATTTAATGTCGCATAGAAATTTGTGTTATCAGAAAACGGAGTCTGGCTACCACTAACAATACTTACATGCAGCGTTGGCAAATCAGTTGCTGTTGCTGGCGTATATTTTTTAACGAGAGCAATTTTACCGGTTGAAGTTTCAACAATATATTGACCTTCAATTGTAGTATAATCTACATTAACAATCGTTGTTCCGTTATTATAACTTGGATTTACTTTTAAATAGAATACACTATCATCTAGTTGGTGTTGACCACCTTTGACTACTGAACCTTCAGCAAAAATATTTGATGCAAAACTTCCAATTTGGTTACCCAAAATAGATTGCATCTGTGTGAGTTCTCTCGCTTGAACGGCTCTACCTGGTCTAAACAATACACGGTAAAACGCTTTTGCGGGATCAAAATCATCATAGTATGGGTCAACATTAAAATTCAGAGCCATTTTTTTCCTTTAGTATCCCAATACAAACTTAAATTGTTCTATTCCATCAACACTTCTTTGAATTCCACTTCTGTTCTCTATATATGAAACATATCCTGAAAACGGTACGGTATTTGGTTGATTATATAACAACAGTGTTCGAGCTGTTTTTGAATCTGTTCCAAAAATTGGAGCATTCGTAACATTACTGCCTGATATATTTATAAGCTTAACCACGTTGGATGCTGGGTCAAAATCTAAAACTGTTGCAGTAAGTGTTGGATTTGTAATTTCACCTTGATATACAATTTCACCTAAATTAAACACACCAAATCCTGGTGCAACGTTTACGATTGTAGACAAGTCATAAATTGGATCAGAAGCTATACCTGTAGGATCATCCAAAGCAGAAGGATTCACCAACATTCCTAATTGGTGATATGTAATATCTGTTGGCACATAACCACCTTCGGAACCATCAAACTCACAGGTGAGCATAACGTTTGTGCAACCCAACTCAGGCACAGGATCATAACCGTGGCCACCTGGAGGTGAAATTGGTGCGTTTGCAGCTGCACCAGAGCCTAGAGTTGAGTTAATTGCAATATTTGCAAATGTGTATCCTACACCTGGATTTGTAACTGCAATATCAGTAACTTGGCCACCAGAAACAATTGCAGTTGCCGTTGCACCAACACCATCACCAGTTACAACTATAGAGATAGCTGCATTTGCGGGATCATATCCTGAACCAGGATTTGTTATATTAATAACTTCAATGTCACCTGCGCCAACATTATTTGTTGCGAATGAAAAACTTGATGCACCCAAAGGAACAGGAAGCCAAGTTGTGTCTAAGAAATTGATTTTAGAACCCGAGTCGATGGTATACATGAATTTCCATTTGTACAAATCGGCACCCTCATAGATTCCATTTGCACCATAAGTTCCAGGTTCAAAGTATGGTTCATATGTGGATAGTCCACCATTATTGTTCCACAAACATTTGAAAACTTGGTCATAACGATTCTTAACATAAAATGTTTTGATTAAGTTGTCGTTTGAATCTAATCCAAACATCTCAACATCGTCACGATAGTAATCATATACACGATTTGCATCCCAATCAACCCTACGGATCACTGGAGAGATATTGTTTGTGTTGATTTTTTTCATAACAAACATGTTCTTAAAGATATTTTTAAGAGATTTTTGTGTCTGAGTTGGTACTGGTGGATTTTCATTGTTCAACCAAGGATCAACTTGAGCTAAGAAACAATAGATAGTTGCCAGAGGAACGTTACTTGGTGGAACAACAGCTACAGGTGAATAGTACGTCTGTAGAACCTGAGAGGTCTTTGTTCCGTTTGTGAGTAGATTAGGATATTGTTGTGCCATAGTCTTTATTTATCGTTACTTTGTAATGGATACAAAGGTATTTGCAAGTGTTCCATCCATACTCCAGTATTTCACAAAGATGGTCGATACACCTGGAATAGAATACGTTGTTGCACCACCGGTGGAGTTGATAGCTGAAACTCCATGTGTGAATGTCTGAGCGGTATTAGCAGTATTTGTGATCCATGCTTCAACAACTTTACCTGGTACAAAGTTAGATAATGTTGCAACTAAACCTGTTGCAGTTTGAGCACGAACAAGAGAATTGTTCGACATACTAATTGTGATTGCAGTCTGTGAACTCGGGAAAATGTTCGGTGTATAGATAATACCTTTTGTACTCAAATTCAATGCATTGTTTGCATAAAGTCCAGCCGCTAGCGTTGTTGCCGTAATTTTACCAGTAATTTCAGTCTGTGCATCAACAGCAACAAACACCGTGTTTGAGGTATTAGCATTTAGCTGAGTTATTAAAGGTAATTGCGTAATCTTAATCGTTGACATTCTTTACTCCAGTATTAATATACTACCATTTTCTGTTATTATTGTTAAACCATCTTCTGTTATTAATTCAGGAACATATTCTAAACCAATTGGTCCAATAATTCTCACACTCTTGCCTGAGGATTGTATTGTTCTATTAACAGAAACAAAAGAGTTTGCAATATTGGATGTTACGTTTGATGTTGTGTATAAAATTCCTGTTTGATAATTTACTGATGATACGGTAAATGTGTTAGTTGAAATTTTAATTGTATCACCAGCAAACACAATGTCTTTTAATGGATAGGCTGTGTTGCTATAAACACCATTGTTCATTACATTGTAAGAATTTGTAATTGCTCTGATATTTATTATGTTTGTGTTGGCATTTGCGGTGACATATGCAACATTTGAATATGTTAATATAACACTATCTTTAAGTGTAATCTTATTGTTTGCATAATCGACACCAACAACCTCAGACCTTACGTTTGGACCATTTGGTGTAGTCATTACAAAAACAGAGTTTGGTGTTCCTGGTACATCTGTGAAGATGAATGTTGCAATATTTGCACCAGCAGTGTTGGATAACTGCACTATATTGTTGGAACGATTTGTAAAGTTTGCAACAATTTTTGCTGATGATGTAATATCTCCAGTATAATTACGTAAGTTTGTTGATTTATACAAAGCATTTACTGCAATTAATCCAATGTTTGTATTTGACCTTAGAGCATAACGACCTCTAAGTTTTGTTCCAGCAGGATGCAATAAGTTTAATACAACGTTTCTATACTTTTCAATTTCTCTCTCAACTGTAATTTGATAAGTGAAGTCATTGTAAATATCACTTTCAAGTACATCAAACGAACTTGGTTGACCAGATGTGTCTAAGTATTGACCTTGACTGAATACCAATCCGTTTAAGAAAGATGCTTGTGCTAAAGCTGCACCATCACCATAGTTTTTAATACCAAATCCATTATATTCAGGACTTCCAATATAATATCTGTTTGCATCAGCGGCTGTATTAGCCATTCTTAGATTGATATTTTTATTTGCAATAACCAATGGCAATCTTGAATTTGGTTGTGAGTTGTAATTGAAAACCCGAATGTTATACAATGAATTGAATGTGTTTATATCACCATTTAATAATCTAACCGAATCCACAAATCCGGAATATGATGTGGTCTTAGGAGAATTACCTTGATAGATAAAGTCGCCGGCTGAAGGCAACAAAAGAATGTCTGCATTTGACACTAAAATGTCCTGCACAGAAAGAGAAACATTTGGTGAAGAAACATAATCTTCACCATTATTAGTTAAGTTGATTGTTGTGACAGAACCAATCTTTTGTGTGGCCACAGAGAATGATGCACCAGCACCCAAGATGCCCGGAACAAAAAGACTTGCGTTAGCAGCTTGTGTGTTACTAGAAACAACTGTTACTGTTGGTAAAAATTCATTGTTGTAACCCATGCCGCCCAATGGATAATTTTGTGGCCTTGCAGTATTACTTTGATAAACATAACGGACACCAGTAATCGAACCTGCTGAGTTTACTGTGATGTTTGCTTGAGCGCCATATCCATTACCACCAGTAATTCTAATAACATCATTTGCACGATAGCCACGGCCAGCATTTGCAATTTGTATTGGTGCAAGAATACCTAGTTTATCCAAATAGGCATCACCATTGATATCGGTCTTCTGAGTATTGTATGCAGTAACTTGTGGTAACGTTGAAATACCACCGCCGCCATTAATAACTGCAACAGAAGAAATGGGGAATGTTGAAAACGAAATAAAGTTTAATGTATTACCAATTGATGTGTTTGCATTTGACCATGCGGAGTTTACAAAGTTGTAATTATTTGCATTGAGTACTACAGCCAATTTGCCATAAATTGAATCTGTTGGAAACATAAACACATTAGCTTGTGTATTTACATTTGGGTCAACAGAATACACAATTGCATTTGCACCTGGAGCATTAGTAATTGTTAATTTTGTATTCGGATACAAAGAATAACCAAAACCACCTTTAATTGTATTGATACCTGTAATCGCACCAGACGTTACGGTACCGATTTCAGCAGTAGCACCAATTGGTGTTTGAATATCAGGATTTAAACCACCATAAACAATTACGGGGTCACCAACTTGATATAATGTGCCTCGATTAAGTGGAACACCTTTATCATTAATTTTTAAGTTAATTTGACTAACTTGACCTACAACTTTACTTGTAAGAATTGTTCCATTAATTAAAATATTTTGATTATTATTATCAACAATACGAATTGTTTCACCAGATTCGAACAGACGTTCGATGTTTGAAATAAAGACTTCAATTTTATTACCAACTAAAATTGCATTTTCAATTGTTGCAATAGACTTGGATGTTTCACCAAAAACTCTTAGGTTTTTAGTTTGTAAGAATCTTAAATCACTTGTTGCAAGTTTAAGACTCTTTGCAACATACCATGTGCCGGCTGATGCCCGTAGAATTGTATCACTTGTTTTGTAATATTCAAAATCAGAATTATATAAAACACGAAACAAAAATTGATAGGATGCTGGCGTGCCTTTTGATTGATAGAGCTGTTTTGCAAATTTAACAGCTTTTTGTTGATTGACTAATGATTCTTTTGGAAAATATGGTAAAAAATCATTTACATAGTAATCAATGAACGCATCAATTGTTGTGTCAATATCCCTATACTGTAAAAGATTTGAAGAACCAAAATTAGCACCTTGACCGGTACTAACAGCTTCAGTAACTGCTGAATTGGCGGTGTTGGCTAACTCAAGCCATTCATAGTAGGCCTGAAGAAATACCTGAAAATTACTATATTCGGGATTTTCTCTTACGAATTGAGGTAATTGATACGGTACAAGTAATGATGTTTTTTGTGTATTTGGTATCATTGCTGAACTGTAAGGTTGACGGTTATTGCACCTGGATCGTAAGGATCAATTGTTATCACTCGGTTGTATGATGAGGAAATAATACTTGACTTTGGTGTTGCAGTTATAGTTAATTGCCCCAAAGGATTATCAATTTGAATTGGATTGAAATCGTTTAGTGTTATAAGACCATTTGTATAATCAACTGTTCCCAAATTAGGATTCAAAATAGTTTTTGCTTTATCTTGATTGAAATAATAACTTTGAAGTTTACCAATTGCACCAGACAAATTAACTGTTACAGCACCAAGTTTACCTGTTGTGTCGTTTGCGACAGGAGTAATTATTGCAACAGCAGAACTATAGTTTGTTCCTGGATTTAAAATATTGATTGCTGTAATCGAACCAACCGAATTAATAATTGCTTGTGCCGTTGCACCAATACCATCACCAACAATATTTATTAGTGGTGGATATTGATAGCCAAAACCTGGATTGGATATTGTAATTGATTCCACACCAGCAACAATTGATGGCAATTCTTGTATATAAACTCCAGGAACAATTGTTGTTCCGGATACCAAGTCAAAGAATTGCATACTAGGTGAACTAGTAATACCACTCAAGTATACACCTTTTTGCAATGGTGTGCCGCAATATAATTTATATGTCTGTGAATTATTTAGAGTTGGTATAAACTTTTTCTGTATTGCAACATTCACCTCATTAGAAACGATAGATGGGTCTGAATTTTGGATGGTTACAATCAAATCAGCCAAAGAAAATATTGAATTGAATGTGTTTAATGTTTTAGTGGAAAATGATTGAATTGCTGTGGCAATTTTATCTTTAATCTGATTGAATGACAATGTTGTTTTCTTAGAATTTATTACAACATTTGCGGTAATCTTTAAGAATGTGTAATCTGGATCAACAATTGTTGGCGACACCGTTATCATTGATATTGGACGAATCAATTCTTTAACGATTCGACTTTTTTGTATATCAGTTAAAATTAATGAACCGGTCGGTTTCATTGATACAAATACTTGGCCATATACGGGCGGAATGTTTTCTTCACCACCCCATACATTCACCGCATCAAATGAAAAACCTAGTTTGTTTTGTTGAATTGCAGTAATGTAATCTTCTGTTGTTACTGCCCGCCCTTGAGCTGCATAAGATTTGGGTGCTTGGAATTTAATAGAATCTATGGTTTCTTTGCTACCGCCAGTAGTTGCTGAATTGATAGGATACACAACGTTGTTGGAATATCCATTAACAGAATTCATCAACACAAAACTATTAGCTCCAGCCCCAGCAACACCTTTTGTAACAATATATTGAATTACAACAACGTTTCCATTAAATAATTTTTTACCTAGAATACCGTCACCAAAAGTAATTCGATATTTTTGATCTGTTCCTTCTTCTAAGAAGAAAACTTTTGATGCACCAGATAGTTCCAAATAATTTTTTGCTTCAGTAAAAACTTCTGAAGAGCTATTTGAACTGGATGTTCTAATAGTAACTTTAATTGTTGTTGTATCAATACCATCATCAGGTATTCTAATGACAAAATTTGGATTTTCTACCGAATCTTGAACGGTATAGTTTACTGTGACTGGTGTTCCCTGTTTAAGATAAACATCCGAGAACATTGCAGTATTATTACTTACGGGAACGGTACGTGAATCTATTGTAACAAACCTATAATTGATACCATCAATCGCTTCAGATAAAAATGTTGTATATGCAGGTAAAGTTAATGCTGTATCTACAACACCATTAATCTTTAAATTGATTTTTGCCGTAGCTGCAGTTTCAGATTTTGGTGTATAATTTAATAATTTTGCATGTGAAACAACAGAACCTCTTTGCACCGCAGAGTCCAAAAACATCTCATTTGCAACCATATTCAAGTAAAAAGCATTGTATTGTGTATTGTATGCAAGAACATCCAACAAAGTAGAAAGTGCGGCACCTTCATAGTTGTAATCTTTTAGTGTATCTTGAGACTTCAAAAAAGTCTTTAAATTATTTTTTATATTATTGAAATCCAAATCTGTAATTTGGATATTTGAATTTAGGCCTGCCATGTTATCTGTTTCTCTCTAATATAAGGTTTACTGTTGTTGGAGTTGTTGCATTTTCAATATAAAATGATATAGAAACTTCATATGCATGGTCATCAGGCATTGCCTTAACAGAAACATAATTTAAATTAGCTCTTCTTTCAAAATTACCAATTACATTCTTAATTTCATTTTCAATACTAGACGCAGTTAAAGGCGTTGAATTATCAAATAATAACATATCCAAATTCGAACCAATTGCTGGATTGAATAATTTCTCATAATGTTTTGTCAATAAGAGGTTTCGTATTGAACGAACTACCGCTTGAGAATCGTAACTAATGGCAATATCACCTATCACCGGTCTCTTGGTGAAGGTGAAATCTATGTCTGAGTATATTTTTTTAAGAGTATCTGCCATTTTCTATTTATGAGTTTATTCTAGACTTTATCTTATCGGTACCTAACACTTCATTTAACAAATATTTTTCAGTCTCTCCGGAACTGGAAAAACTTCTCATTTCATTAAATCTATTCACCATGCTCTTAACATTTGTGAAAAATGCAATATCATGTCCTTGTCTTTCAATCATAAATGCATTTAGTTCATTTAATTTTGATGTTATTCCTGTGATTGCGCCTGTTGGATCACTATTAGCTGCAATAATCGTATTCACCTTAGTCAATATTGAGGTAACATTACTTGCATAATCCTTAAATTGTGGTACAACCAGAAGGCTGGTCAATGAACCTAAAATTGGAGAGTTGTCCACAATACCATCAGTTTGATTTGTGATGTAGATGGCTTGTTTACCATAAGCCGTTAAGGTTTTATAGTAAGGATTGATGTGTGTATCTTCCTGACCTTCCATTGGAGTTACACCAGAAACTTTATCTGTGTGGAAAATCATATTATTTGCAGCAATTGTTATATTATTCGCTGCGGTTTTAATACCAATCAAGCTTGGTCCAAAATAAGACGGCGGCAATGGTTCTTCAGTCATAACATTCGTACCGGCCGAGGTCATTGCAACACCAATTTTCTGAATAATTGTATTTGATGTTGATAAAATTGTATTAAGATATGCAACGACCGGATTTTGGTAATAACCACCAACATCATTATTTTTTAAGTCTGTTGCTTGCCACTCATTGATAATTTGAGGAAATTGTTGTAAATTTGCTTGTGTATTTGCAGAAAATTCTTGAACTGTTCCATTTGGATCATTAAAATTGAAACCTAATGTTGCGTATACGCCTGATGCATTATTAATTAAAGCCATAATATTTTCCTCAAACCATTGGTAATAAAGTTGAACTAGTTGGAAAACCTTTATTTCCAATATGAGCGTGTGCATTAAAAATACCTGTGTTTACTTCATCTGTCATCCAAACTGCGTGCATATAACTGGTGTCCACCATCACAGGAAAATTTCCTAGTGGTGAATTAACCGAAATTAATGCATTAACGGACATCACCGCATTAACAGACATCAATGTGCTAATTGGTAACATTGCAAAAATGCTACCTATACAGGTGATTGATCCTGGTGTAGCTACAGGTGTTAGTGGTGTTGGAAAACCAAGACTCAGACCACCTAATGCGGAAGTGAATCCATAAGGTCCTGCGACAACTCCCATGCCTGCATTAACACGTGATTCAGCGGTAATCGTGTCACAAGAAATAGAACCACCAACATCTAGATCCGCACCTACGTACACATTATCAGATGCATTAATTCTTACTGAACCACCAAAAGTTTCATTGGCTGAAATAATAACATCGTCATCACCATTAACCCATATCTCACCACTAGCTCTAAGATTGTATTCACCTTTTACATAAAGATTATAATCACCAAGAACTTGATGGTTGAAATCACCAGTAACATCTAAGTTACAATCACCTTTAACTGTAATATTGCAATGTCCGGTTACTTCAACGTTTTTGTTACCTGCAATAATTTCATAACCATTTCCTAGAATTTTAATGGTATTGTCACCCAGAGCATTAAACTCCATGAATGAACCAATTCTATGTTGCAAACGAATACGTTCAGCTCCAGGAGTGTCATCCATTTCAAATGAATGACCAGATTCAGTTTGTGTTACATGGTTATAAGGAAAAAGTGGTGGATTATCTACTGTTGGACCTTCAGGTTCTGTCCATAAACCAGGAGCTTCCGCTGGAGGTGAATTGATGTCGGATTCGTTTGCCATTTTTATACCATTGATCTGTTAGCGGATGAGGAAATCGAAGCCATTGATGTTGATGTTGAAACTGTATTTGCTATATTGGCGGTTGTAGGCATCGAACTTGCAATTGATTTAATCGTCACTGATGCAGTATTTGCGGTATCAGCAGTAACTGATTGAGTCAATGTGCTTTGTGATGTTGTTAAAGATGCTGCGCCAGACACTGAACTTGCAGATTTATTTAACTTGGTGCTTGTAAGAGCTCCTAACGATTGTATTTCTGCAACTGTCTTACCGGCTAAGGCAACTGTTGTTGTTATTGTTTTAATAATTTCTTTACCATCATTCATAATCTCTTTTATGTCTTTTCCAATTCCACTATCGGGACCATCACTTTCAAACAAAGTGTCAATAAAAACTTTTCCAATTGCAGAAATAAGAGCAGTTAAACATTCACGTAAATATTTTAGAAAACGTGCGGGTAAACCAAGAATCCAAGCAATAACCGCTTTAATATAACCAATAAATTTAATAACTTTAATTAAAAATTTTGCAATTGGTTTAATATAGGTATTAACATAGTATTTAATTTCTTGTACGATTGCTTTAACTTTATTGATAATTGTGGAAATAACTCCTGATGGATCACCAAGTCCTAAAAACCTTTTAATTGCACGAACAGCTTCTCTAACTGCTGTCAACATTGCTTTAATATATTTTTTAAGTCCAATTCTTCTTGAAAGATTGATACCAAAATCACAATGATGAGCAAGTCTATTACTCATTTTGTCAATAGTTGTATCTTTCATCACACCTCTGGCTGCACGTGGTGTAGTAGGAGTTCCTTTTATGCGAGAATCACCTTTTTCCTTTGGTTTAGGTGAGTTAGATTCTTTACCATCAGCTGCCGCTGGAGCTAACTCTGGATATGGTTCATCGTTCATTTTATTCCTGATGCATTGAGGTTTAAATTTATAATGTCACGATAGTGTGAAGCACATTCTTCATGTTGTTCGTCAACACAAATTTCATCATGGCAATGAAATTGTTTCATTCTTTCATCATATTCTTCTTGTGTTATTAATTCCGCCTGTAGATGTGCGTTCATTACTTCAATTTCGTGTGCCATTAAATGCAATTTATATAATTCGTGACTCATTTAAGCCTCCTCTAACTCAGAATTATCTGTATCTGCCGGATCATTTTGTAATCCAGGTAAAACGCCCATCATCACCGGTGATTGTCCAGATAAACCATCAGTAAAAAATCCAACGACCCAATCACCAATTCTTGGTGGTGAAAATGTATTTGAATTATTTATGGGTAACAGTGGAATAGCCCACGGTAAATCTTCTGTTGGCAATAGTTCTATATTATCAGTATGCCATCCAAAGATTCTACATTGACAACGACCAAGACCCATCGTATCTATTCTATTTTCTACAATACCCATCCACCAAATAAAACCATCTTTACCTAAAAAGTTTTCCATTATATCCACACCTCTTTCATTCCATCTACCAATTTTTGCAAATTGGAATCATTATTATTATCAACATATGTTGCACTTTCTGTTCCACTATCTTTTGCTAATTCCAATATAGTTTGATATGTACTAATTGATGGTTGAATAATATGTCTTGCAGCTGTAACCAAATACTTACCCGAATAATTAATATCTAATTCGCCATTGTTTTGTATGGACGGAAGAGATATCTCCACAACTTGGCCAACCATAAGACCAGGAAAACCAGGTACAACAATTTTTATGGTTGTTAACATAGATAATGCAATTTGTGCTGTTCTGTTTGGAATAAAGGTTTCAACATAAATGTCTTTAGTATCGGAATTCGTATCCGAAAGATATTCATTTTTTTCTTGGTTCGAATTTCCTGTGGCCAACTTCAATGAACCATCATAACCAGTATATAATTCTTTACCAAATCTATTTTTTAAATTGTTTATTATTGAATTACCATTTAGAGAAGTTGTATCCGTATCAGCATTATACTTATTATAATTAAAAGTAGTTTGTGTTTTCTTTCTTTGTATTGGGTCTAGGGATATCAATTTATTGGCAAACGCACCAGAATTAATTCCTTGTAATACATCATAAGCTTTTGGAAATTCAAAAGATATAATAACTTTCATCTTTTCTTCTAATGGTTGTTCTACATCATTTAGATTTTTTCGTTCATATTTAAAATCTCTATAGGTTGTGTCTTTAAACATAGACTGTAAAGACCTAAAATTATATCCATTTTTTGTTTCAAAGAACAACATGTCAGCACCTATACCTTCGGCCGGTCTTGCATAATTAGATAACCAACTTATTGCTTCAAATGGTTTCAATCTAGGTACAACAAAATCATATGTCCCAATTGTGTCTTCTATTGTGGAAATTCTTTCTGTTGGTATTTCTAATTGTTCCGTCAAAATATCATATATGATATCATTTACTTGATATCCCATATAAGATTTACTAATTTTTGTTTGTTCTGAGAGCGTCAATTCATCCGAACAAAAATATAATGTATAATACTCTGACATAAAGTTGCCAGAATTATTTCGGTCTGCTAATTTGTAAACTTTGTATGTTTTTTCGTGTTTGTCTGGATCATCAGCAGATTTCCCATAAACAATTCGTATGTACTCATTACCAGCTAACTTAAATGCTTCTATTAAACCAAGAGCATCTTCAACTTTTACATAACCAGACACAGAAAAACTAAAAATATCTTCATTTATCGATAATTCACGTAATATTTTACGCAAATCAATACTTTCACCATTTGTCGCAAAAAGTCTAATTTCCTCTAAGTGATAATTTTCAGAGTAATATACACCTTTCGAATCTTCTACTGTATCAAAATTTACTGTGGCCATTTTTTATTGTTTAAATAATTTAGTAATTTCAATTTCAATTTGCGACACATAACCAGCGTTTATAAGATTAATATTGCGTTTGGCTTCATTTTTTTCATTTTCCATTGTGTATATATTAACTAATCGGACCTTTTCTGAAATAACACAATCAATAGTACTTGTTTGATATGATTTGGTTACTGGTGCAAAATTGTCATATTCATTTTCACTAATTGAAACGGTGTCAACCGTATTAGTATTTGTAAATTTGTCAGTAGTTGTAATTATTTTTTCATAATGATCCACCGTAGCAAAAATGTCAATATTTGGATATTTTTTGGCCAAATAATCAGACATTACACTCTGAGACAATGGCCAGTCCCATTGTGGATTAATGATTTTATTTGCAAATAATACCAACCAATAACGATATACATCACCATAATATTTGTGAGCTATAATTTCTGGAGTATCACCTTCTTGTATGTCATAATTATAAAATACCATTGGGTTTGAAAATAAACCAGGAATAATACTAGACCTAGCTAATAAATTTGTCCTTATGGTTGAATTACCATTTTCGGTTACAATTATTTTTGGTAGTGCATTAAAATATTTCATCTTTAATATCCGTTTTCAACACCAGTTTGACCATCCCTATCAATAAGTGACAATTCTTTAAAATCTACTTTCATTTTAATATTTACAGGTGAACCATCTTGGTGTGTTGACCATCCATTTGGTGCATAATCAATCTCAACATTTGTTACCACAGAATCTGCAACTTTATTAACATACGTATTTCTTCCGTCTAAGAATCTAAAGTCGATTTGGAAAATTGATGGCGGAGTAAAAGCCATGCCATAAGATCCTTCCATAGTTCTTGGACGTGAATACATTTTGAAAGCTTTAATGATATTTTTGACAGATGTTGTTTCTTTTTTTGATTTTGGCATAAAAATAAATTCAAAAGAAAATGTTCTTAGGGGTATGCCATCAAATATTACTTGTTGGTTTGGATTGATTGCTATTCCTTGTGATTTTAAAAATAATTTACTTACATCATTAGAAGCTATACCAGAAAGTGTTTTTCCAACACCACCGCCAATGATGCCTGGCAATTTTGATAAAGCATTACCTTCGGCCAAAGGATTAAGAATTATTTCACCATAACTGGCTTGATAATCAAATTGAACCGAATCGGGAATATATAATGATATCTCTGCAAATTCTTGAACTAATCTAGGATTCAGAGAGGATACATTGATATTTTTGCCATAAGATTGTACTGTACCTAAAAAACCACTTGGTGCAATAGCAGGAGTAGATTCGGTTGCAGCGACTCCAATATTTCCGAATTTACCGGCATTCAAATCAGAGAAGCTCCAACTACTGTCTGTGGCCAATTCAAAAGGCACTATATCATAAATTCTAAAGGTAATATAATGAGCTCTTGTACCACTACCCAAGTCATCGGGATATCTCAGCACATCCAAACCAAAAGGATCACCAAAAAGCGCACCCAAAGGACCTCCGGCCTTAGACATGCCGGGAATATGCACGCCGAAGATTGAAGTTGGAAATGAAATGACAGCCATCGTTATCTCTCTTTTAAATGAATATACATATTTATATGGCTTATTCAGGATATTTTAGACCAAAGCACCCGCAAAAGTATGTGGGTGACTATAAAAACATTGTTTATCGTTCGTCATGGGAGTGCCGAGTGATGGATTGGCTTGACCGCAATCAAGATATCATCAGTTGGGCTTCAGAAGAACTTATAATACCTTATATATCGCCGGTTGATAACCGCCAACACAGATATTTTCCAGATTTTCTTGTAAAAATGAAAACGAGAGAAGGTAAAACTAAAACTGTACTGATTGAGGTCAAACCTAAGTATCAAACACAACCACCAATTCAAAAGAAACGCATAACAAAACAATACATTAATGAAGTTACAACATGGGGTGTAAATCAATCCAAATGGAAAGCGGCCAACGAATATTGTCTTGACAGGGGTTGGGAGTTTTTAATTATAACCGAAGACCATCTTGGTCTCTAACATAAATACACGATGGCATCTAAATTAACACAACTCGCTGAAGAAAAGACCGCTGCAGAACTTCAAAGTATGTCCCGTGAGGCATACAAATGGTTGCTGCGTAAAGTCGCATTTATTAGAAATCCAAGGTCTATACCACCCACAATTAAAAGGGAACAAGACCGATATACAAATAGACCACTATTGGGCAAGATGTATTTTTTCTATTATGATCCAAAAACAAAAACTGAACTACCATACTATGATACTTTCCCGTTGGTATTAGTATTGGACAAATATGCTGATGGTTTCTTAGGGTTGAATTTGCATTACTTGCCACTTAAATACCGAGTAATATTCCTAGACAAATTGATGCAATATGCACGATATGATGATGATGATGAGGTCAAGAAGATTAAGATAACCTATGACATCCTGGACTCAGCCAGAAGGCTTCGAGAGTTTAGACCTTGTCTGAAACGTTATCTATATTCACACGTTAAGTCTAGGATATTAACCGTGCAACCGGCAGAAATAGACGTTGCGGTATTTTTACCAATTCAAAGATTCGTAAAAGAAAAGGCACAGACAGTTTGGAAAGAATCTGTGCAACAAATAAGGAATAGTTAAAAATGGCAGGTAATGTTAACGATTTTAAGGCAAGTTTTGCTAAGGACCTGGCAAAGTCGAATAAATTTGATGTGGTTATACCAGTACCATTATCACTCATATTTTGGGTTAACAAGGCTAAAACTCTCACTATGAGATGTGAAGAAGCACATTTACCAGGAAGAACACTTGCAACAATGGACCTTAAAATTGGATCTAGTCCGGTTGAAAAATATCCATATGCAACAACATATAACGATATCGATCTAACATTTATGTTGGATGACACAATGGATCACAAAGTATTTTTTGATTCATGGATGAACTACATCAGTCCGGTATATACTTGGAATCTTCGTTACAAAGACGATTACACAACAACAATCACCATTAACCAATATGATTCATTGAATAAAAAAAGTTATTCTATTGATTTGTATGAAGCGTATCCAATATCAATAAATCAATTGGATTTATCATGGGGGGGTGAAGGTTATCATAAATTGAATGTAACTTTTGCATACACATCTTGGTATAATAACTCAATACAGAATATTGGAAATGATTTACTTGACCTTGGTGCTGCAGCATTCGCAGATTTCCTTAATGATGATTGATGTAAAATTAATAAATAGTTTTTTTTGAAAGTGAGAATAAAATGTTACCAAAACTTGACGTACCAACCTATGAACTAGACTTGCCGTTATCAAAGAAGAAGATTAAGTATAGACCTTTTTTAGTAAAGGAACAGAAAAATCTTCTAATGGCTATGGAATCAAAAGATTCTAATGATATTCATAATGCCATCAAAGATGTACTTTCAAACTGTACAATCACAGATGGAATCAATTTTGATAAATTACCAATTATTGATGTTGAATATTATTTCATCAATTTAAGAGCAAAATCTGTGGGTGAGGTTATTGAAACAAAGTATCGATGTAATAACCAAGTGAATGATAAAACTTGTGGTGGTACAATGGAATCAGAAATTAATTTGCTTGACATTAAACCGGAAGGCAAAGAAGTTAATCCAGAAATTGCGTTGGATAATAAAATCACAGTTAAGTTTAAGTATCCAGAATTTGGAATTGTTAAAGATTCTTTGAGTTATGAATCTGAAACTGAAGTAACGTTTAACTTAGTTGCGAGTAGTATTGAATACATTTATGATGGTGACCAGTTCTTTTATGCACACGAATCAACACAAGAAGAATTGGTTGAATTTGTCGAATCTATGAATCAATCTCAATTTGAAAAAGTTGAAGAGTTCTTCTCCAGTATGCCTAAAATGAAGAAGACACTTGAGATTACTTGTGGTAAATGTGGATATGAACATAAACTTGAAATGGAAGGGCTCGAAAGTTTTTTCGGCTAACCTTTTGTCATGAAAACCTGAAGAATTATTATCGGACAAACTTTGCAATGATGCAACACCACAAATACAGTTTGACCGAGCTTGAATCCATGTTACCTTGGGAACGTGATATTTACGTTACTATGCTGATACAATATATCGAAGATGAAAACCAAAAGATAAAAGAACGGCAAAAAAGAGGGTAAATGGAACCAAAGAGTGAATCACTTGCTGATAAGACTTTAGAAGAGAAAGCACCAAAGAAACCAGAACCAAAACTGGTAGCTGCGGCTTTGCTCGGAAAAATATTCACGTTGATGAAGAAAAAGCGTGAACTAGAATTAAAAAATCGTGAACTGGATCAAGTTCAACAATCTCAAACTGAGATAAAAGAACTTGAGATGAAGAAAAAAATCATAGAGGCTGTAAAAGAACCTAAAGATGAAGGTCCTAAAGACAAAAGTCCTAAAAGTATAGTTAAAAAACCAAAAAACCAAAAACAAACAAAAAAGGTAAAAAGTAAAAAAAGATTTGGTTATCCTGATGGCTTAGCTGGATTTTTAACCGATGCTACACTTATTGGCGCTTTAATTTTTAAACACAATAAAGATGCAGAAAAAATAGAAAAAGAAATTGCAGATGTGCTTCAAAATGATGCATTAGAAAAACTATTATCTAATGAACCAGAACCGGCTCCTGATGCGCCAGCACCAAATCCTTCAACTGTCGAGAAACCAACAGCAGAGTTGCCAGTAACACCACCAGATGCATCTAAAGATGAAGCTGAAGCTAAGAAAGTTGCTGCTGAAGCCGAAGCTGCCAAAGTTGCTGCTGAAAAGAAAGCTGATGAAGTTAAAAAAGCTAAAGAAGAAGCTGAAGTTAAGAGAGTTAAAGAAGAGAAAGAAACGGCTGCTAGAGAAAAAGAAGAAACTGAAAAAAGAAAAAAAGCAGAAGAAGAAAAAAAGAATGCTGCTGCCAAACAAATTGAAGCTGAACAAAAAGAAAAACAAGCCAAAGCCGATGAAGAACAAAATCAAAGAGAATCGGATATATTAAAAAGAAAAGCAGAACGAACAAAAAACGAACAAGATAAAAAAGCAGCGGAGGAAGCAGAAGAAAAAGCTCGTGTTGCGAAAGAAAAATCTCGCCTTGCTCAGGAAGAAACTGAAAAAGCCCGTAGAGAAAAAGAAGAAGTAAGGTTAAAAGAAGAATCTAGGTTAAAAGCTGCGGCTGACGCCGAAAATAAACGTAAAGAGCAAAAAGCTGCTGATGATAAGAAAGCTGCTGATAAAGCGGCAGCTGATAAGAAAGCTGTTGATGATAAAGCGGCAGCTGATAAGAAAGCTGTTGATGATAAAGCGGCAGCTGATAAGAAAGCTGTTGATGATAAAGCGGCAGCTGATAAGAAAGCTGTTGATGATAAAGCAGCCGCTGACAAAGCTGCGGCGGACAAACGTAAACCAACACCACAACCACCAGTTCCACCTGTTGTACAACCTACACCTACTTCACCCACCGTAACACCTTCAAAACCATCAGTCAATCCTAATGCTGGTGAACTCGGCAATCGAGATAAGGTACAAAATCCTTCAGCCACAGTAATAATTCCTAAAGGATCAAAAAAGTATGGTTATTTGGATGAAAAACAAACATATTCGGCCATATCTAAACACGAAGGTGGGTATGAGGCTGTTTATGGTGACCGCACAGTAAAAGGTGTCAAAGTAAATAAAAATGGAACTGTAGAAGCATGGTCAAAAGCAAATCTCGGGAAAGAAAAAAAATTAACAGAATTAACATTTTCTGAGTTATTAGATTTTCAGAAATCCAGGCCGGCTGGCCAGGCCGCAGTAGGTAAAATACAGTTCATACCATCTACACTTTTTGGTAAGGAACTTGATGGTGGTAAAGGAACTATATTTGGTTTGTCAGGTCTGAAAATGACAGATAAATTTTCGGAAGATAATCAAGAAATTTTAATATCAACATTGAGTAAGATTGATGACAATGTACTTAAAAAAGGCCTTAACGGACAAGATATTACTCCTGGTATGAAACTTGCGGCCAATTTTATTGGTCCACAAGGTTTACTTTGGGTCATGGAAGATTCAAAAAAAGATCCAACATTATCTGTTGCTGACATTATTAAAAACCATCGTGGTATAGACATTACTAAAGGTATGACAATCAATCAAGAATTGGCTGTACCTGGCAGTGGTGCAACTTTTTTAGCTCAAAAAGAAAAGTTTGTGCTTGATTTTGCTATTAAAGAAAAATATGTAAATTTAACACCAGCAGAACAATTGAAATTATTCCCTTCAGGTACAAGAATTGATACTTTATCAACAAATAATGCAGCTGCCAAAGCTGATTCAAAAGCTGCAACTTCATCTGCATCAACTACTGTTATAATACAAAATCAATCCAATACTAGACCTGCGGCCGCACCAGCACCAAAAGTGGATGATAGACCAGCACATTTAAGAAAGTAAAGAAATAAAATGGCCGAAGAAAAAAAAGAAAAAAAGATTGCTGCGTTGTTAAGGGGGTCCAATACAGAAGAACAAACAGCAATACAGGTTGTACCTGAGAACAATCTTTCTTCTAATAAAATTACTGGAAGTAAATCTGAAATTGGCACAGAAGAACTTGTCACTAGAATTTCTGACGTAGAAGCACTCATTCCAAAAATTGATATTAAAATTGGTAAAGTAAGTAAAAAAGTTGACAATCTAAAAAGTTTAACAAATAAAAAGTTTGAACGAATCACCAAAAAAATCACCGAAGAGATTGATATTATTGCTGAAGGTCTCGATGATAATAATAAAAAAGTAACAAAATTATCTACACTAATTGAAAAACAAAAAAAAGAAAGTGAAAAAGATTCCAAGAATGCTGAAAAAGGCGATAATAAAATAATTACAATTCTAACAAACATGTTAGACTTTATGAAATTGACTTTTGAAGAAGACAAATTAACAAGAGAACAACAAAATAATTTTAGTGAAGAACATAATTTAGAAAAAGAACGTAGAGACAAAGAACTTTTGGAAGCATTAAAAGGAATAAATGGGCCTACGGCTGAAAAGATTGTTGAAGATGATGATAAAGGTGGTTTTTTTGAAAAAATATTGGGTGCCATGGCATCTATTTTAGGTCCACTAAAAACTTTTATGAATGTTTTAGGAAAATTATTTTCCACATTAAGCAAGTTTGTTACTTCCTTTGCAAGATTTATAGTTAGTGCCGGCAAAATATTATTTTCTGCTGCTAGATTGCTGTTTAGTCCTTTGGGTCTTGGTTTGTTAATCGCTGCAGCTGCTGGTTATTCTTTATACAAATTTTATGAATGGATTCAAAAGAATGACCAATCCAAATTGAGTCCATCAGAAGCTGCAGCTGCATTATCAGATGAACGAGAGGTTATAGCTCAAGCAAAACTCAAATTCAGAAAAGATGAGGTTACTAAAGATGAAATTGAACAAACACGCAAAGCGTTAACTGAGAATGTAACGGGTGGTAGAAAAAGAGCTGAAGAAATTAAAGCAATGCCTGAAGGTCCAGAAAAAGAAAAGGCATTGCAATCAATTGGTGGTGCCAGAAAACTAGAAGAAATTTTAGCAGATAAAACTGAATATAAAGTACCCACTGGAAATGAAGTTGAAGCTTTACCTGATAGAGCTATACCAAGGCCAGATCCAAAAAAAGGAAATCCTGGTGCAACAATGTCTTGGGATAGACAGTGGAAAGGTATATTAGATCCAGTTACAGGACTTCAACTTTCTGTAACTAACAATAAAATTGCCGATAGGATGGATGCTGAAGCCAGCGCAAATCGTACTGGTGTTCCGCAAAATGTTATAGCTGCTGATAGGATGGATGCTGAAGCTAACAACATGCCGAATCCTATTGCTCAAAAAATTGCTGATAGGATGGATGCTGAAGCCAACTCAGAATCTATGCGGGCCATTGGAAAGGCAGCTACTCCAACCTCAAAGTTTGCTATAACTCCTGAAGAAGCACGTATCGCTTTGACAGGTTCTGACCGAGATATCGAACAACTTGGAGGCAGAGTCTACTTACAACGGATAGCTAACTCCACATCACCATCAACTCAATCTACGCCGGCGCCAGTACCAGCAACACCTTCTACATCAAGTTCAACTGAAGAAGGTATGAGTAATTATAAGGGTAGAAGCTCAACATCAGAAGTTACACCGGTTGTGCCAACGCCAAAGCAAGTTCCTGAACCAGTATCTTCTGCAACTCCTATGCCAATGACACAAAATTTAGGATCAAAAGTTGCTGACATGTCGAATGATAATGCTTTAACCAAGTCGGCTATGGAAATCAATGTAACTCCAAACAATTCAGTTAATAATGTTGTGGCTACAAACAAAAGTAATGTTCCACAAGCAGGTAATAAAATTCCTTCTGTTAGAAATCAAGAAGAAACATACCAGCGAATGATATTGGATAGTACCAGAATGGTATAACAAAAAACCCCGCACAAGGCGGGGTTCTTATTTTGTAGGAAGAATCGATTATTATTCTTCAGCTAACTTACTGAAGTAAGCCATATCATCGTCATCACCAACTAGTTCTGGTTCTTTAGTTGCAAACTTAGCAGGATTGGCACGAGCCTCTGCTTTAATAGTTTCAACTGTAGTCTTAGGTGCAATTACTTCACCGTTTAAACCAAGAACCTTTTCAAGACGATTCTTCAAGTCATCATATGTTTTGAATTCTTTATCAGTCACCAAAGTTTTTAGTGTATGTTCAGACTTCCAAATTGTTTCGAGTTCTTCATCATTGGTAGACAATGGCGCAGCTGACTCAAATTCAGACTTGTCATAGTTCTGATAACCTTCAACTTTACGAATCTTAATTTTAAAGTTAGCACCTTTCCACATATCAAATGGATTGATTGCTGTTTCATCTTCAAACTGAGGATTCATCGCTTCAGTAATCTTATCGAAAATCTTGGCACCAAACTTGAATAGTTTGACTTTGCCTTCATTTTCAGGATTCTTAGGGTCTGAAACAATATACACGTTAGTGATATAATTCAGTTTACGTTTTTGTTTACTAACGATATCACGATTAGCTTTAACACCAGAATTCCACAAAACAGAATTGTGTTCACAGACAGGACATTGTTGGTTTTTAGTAGTCAAGCAGTTATCGATTAACCAACCACCAGGACCTTGGAATCCATGAGAGAAGATTTTAACCCATGGCAAAGATTCATCACCATCACCTTCAGATGCAGGAAGAAAACGGACAGTGGCCATGCCATTGCCTGCTTTATCCACAGATGGTTTCCAGAATAGGTCTTTGTTTTCATCACCAGACGTTGCATTGAGAGATTCAATAGCCTTAGTGAGTTTGTCGAGATTGCCAGATTGGCGTTTGAGATTAGCAAATGAGCTCATTTTGTTTTCCTTATAAACGGAGTATTAAATATTACGGAGTGTAAACGGTTTGTTTCACATGATGCATAGTATATCATATATTTAGGCGCTTGTCAAACGTATAATTTCAAGATTGCCAGAGTGGTTACCCAATCTTTGTGATATATGGCATGTCCACCAGCTCCTATAAATTGTTTGACGTTTATTTCAGTATCGTCAATCAATAAAGTATCTGGTCGAGCATACTCTTTTTTGTGCCGTTTTCCAGGCACAAGAATTGGTTTGAAGGTAATATTATGTTTCTTCAACCAATTAATTTTTTGTTCTTGCACATCTTCATGTACCTCAGGTCTTGCCGTTGAGGAAAGAATTTCAGTTGGAATATGAATTTTGTTTAGATAATCTAATCCAACTTGTGCATCATCCATAAGTGGAAGTTTTTCGAAGCCTTTGTTATCAATCATTTGACGGAAATAAGGTTCAAACTTTTTTTCTTTTTCGGCTTGGCGTGGATGAATTCCGTGCTGCCTAATGTATTCACGATTAAAGTCAGCAATGACACCATCCATGTCTAGATAGATTTTGGTGATTTTATAAAACGGCATAATCTTTAATTTTCTCTTGCAATATATTCTTCATTTTGTTCTTGTCGTAAAACAAAAACGGTTTGTATTTTTCACATTTATTTTTCAATTCAGGCCAAACAATATCATCAATAATCTTTTTCTCCCACATGGGAAAGAAGTTTAGTAAATCATTCAAAATAACCAGAGTTTCAATCGCAACTTTACCATGCATTGTTTCTACCAATAACTTTGGATAGTTGCCTGATTCCACTTTGAAGATATTATTGTGGTTATCCAATACATGTATTATATCAGATTCAAACTGATATGTCAAGCTCTGGATTCTTTTTTGCCACTTTTTATAGTTTTCTTCATTGTCAGGTCCTGTTATATCACCAACCCAATTAACGTCTTGGACTATGAAGTTGGAGATATAATAGTTCCTGAGTTCATCCAACGAGTATTTCCTAGACAAACGATAGAACGTAAACTTATCCTTTCTTATTGAAAAGGATTGTTTAGAAACATTCGTTTTACCATTGTACTTTACATAGTCATAAGAACCTGTGAAGTGTAACTTGAGAGCATGAAACATGGCAAACGCTGCGAAGCCAGTATTCTCACTCATAACGGTAGTTTAGATGTTTTCCTTAGCATGTTAGCATCTTGCGCTTCTTCTCTAATACGACCTTTTAATGCGGCTGATATTAGAGAAGAAGCAACTTCAATTTCCAAGCCAGTTGTTTTACAATGTTCTAGGATGGCATCCATATGTGTACACCGCAAACGAATGGCCAAGTCTCTAATCATTAGACTGAATTCAGATATTTCATTTTTAGTTGGCATAGTAGTTTAAGTATTCAAAGATATACATTATAAGGTATCACAAGTCAAATGTCAACAACTATATTGATTTGTACCGATAAAAGATGTGATTACCAATCTTAGAGACAACTGGTAGATTCCAACCCGGATTTACATAGTCGGCATGATAGAACATAGCTTTCTTTAAGTAAAGCAATTCATGTGCTATAGGTTCTGTTAAAGCTTTTCTTGCAACAATAAGAGATTCTTCCCATGAATACTTGTTCTTGGCAGAAAGGTTTTCTTTCATGCAAGTCCAAGAAAATTGGCAAGTTACTTTGCCATTGATATTGTCTCTTTGGTGTACTACATTGCAGATTGAGGATGAATATCTGCCAGAATTAGCACGATTCAATGTTACTTGTGCTACTGCTAGTTTACCCTCGAATGATTCTGTTGCAGCTTCATAGTATATGTTCTCTGCAAGACAGTTCATTTCTTTTTTGAATTCCATTCCAACTATATGCTTTGTTGATGGACTGGTGGCCAATGATTGTTGAAAAGTTGCTGTGAATGTACATAAACTTATTGTGATTAATGAAATAAAAAGGAATTTCTTTTTACTTAACTTCATCGGTTCTCCTTGTGTGTGTTTAACAGGCCCGAAGGCCTGCTCCCAATCAAGAGTTCTTTTTAGTAAGAACTTTTACAGCTGGTGCTGCATCAGGAAGATTAGACACGAAACCATTTAAGGTTGAAGCCTTAATGATAATGTCTGATTCCAATGGGATTGAAGGTAAGGCGGGATGTTCAGGTGGTGTTTCACCTTTAGCCTTGGCGGTTTCTACTACGACATGCCAATTGGATTGGATCCTATTAGATTGTGCGTGATAGTCATCGAATAACATGTCTCTTGCCATTTTTAAAAGCTCGAGACGGATTTCAAATGGTGTCATACTCATATTTACTCCTTGTGTTGTAGTGTGTGTTATACTGACTTTTATGTTTGTCAGTATAATTATTTAGGCAGTTTAATTCCGTTACGAGGATAAACTACCAAAAACCATAATCGATTTTCAACTCGATTTTTTGGCTGCTTTCTTAGCTTCTGCTTTCTTAGCTACAGGCTTAGCACTTTCTTTCTTAACTGTTGCTGCTGGTGCAGCCGGTTTTGCTGGTGCTGAAGATTGTGCGAAAGAAACAGTTGCGAATGCTAACATTACTAGTGCGATAATTGATTTCATATTGATTCCTTTAAAAAATTTAAAACTGATAGGTTATTCTGTTACGAGGAAACCTATCGAAACCCTAGTCAGCGTTTAGGCTGCCAATGCGAACTGTGAGTCGTTTGCGTTTACTTTATTTTCTTCTTTTTACATCGTTGCTGATGTGCTGTCCACTCTGTTACTCTTTGCCCTGTCGAAACTAGTCTCCCCCATCAAAAACAGTCTTGTATATGAATGCACTATGGACTTATAACATCTGACCCAAACTGCTTATGGTGGAGGAGGGGGGATTCGCACCCCCGTCCAGAACACTTTTCTCTTTGCTTCATACAGCAATATCACTTAATCATGTGAGTATTATACATCAGTCAAAGACTAATGGCAAGAAATATTTAGTCTGCCGATGCATTACTACCACATTTGCCACGTTTTGCATTGGTCAAAGCACCAAAGTCTACTGCCCATTCTTTTCCTGGTTGTAGTTCAACTGCGCCTTGTGGGAAACCAAATGTAACACCAGCTTGTTGTTGTATTTGTGGAATAGGAATACGAAACTTAGTTAAATCGTTACCTAGATTAGGATAAGGTGCAACATGAGGAAAACCCCAACCAGCAACTTCATTCGTTTGATTATTAATTACAATTTTATAAAAACCATGTGGTACAACTACACCATTACCAATACGTTTATCAGTTGCATTGTAAATGCCTCCAACATAAATCGTATACGATTGGTTTCTTTGAACGGACCATCCTCTTACAGAGGTCTCTAACAGTTTCCATATGCCACGGTTCAAAGATCCAGCTTGAGGTGACATATTTGTCATCAAAAAAGATTCGTATTCTACTTGTGGATCCCATGAAAGGTCACCATCAGGACTCATGTGTCCTTTGTCGTAACCAGTACCAGCATAATCTTCAGGTTTGGCACCATTCGGTACAGATTGGTCAGCAGCAAATGCATTAGTACGTGCAACACAACCTAATGCATTTTGTGGCATCAATTCATATGTTACATACTTTGGTAGTTTAGCTGCAGCATCATATCCCACCAAATAGGCCTGACGGCAAATTGGTGTTATGCCTGCTGTTTGTGGAAAACCATAAGGTGCGTGTACCTTACAAGTTTGTGGATCTTGTGGTGTTCTTTGTGTCCATGCAAATGTTGGTAATGTGCAAATCATGCACAAAGCAATTAATAACTTTTTCATTGTGTACAAGTCCTTGTTCTTGTTATTGTGCCATCAGAATTTTGTACCTCTGTCCATGGGCTACAATATTGTTGATTCTGTTGTTGCACAATAACTGGTTGCTGTTGTACAACTACAGGCGGTTGTTGTTTTGCAATTTCATAACCAATCACACCACCAATAACTGTTGGTGCAACCCAAATCCAAGGACTTGGACCACCTCTATGTTGCCAGTATCCGTGATGATAATGTTGTGCCAATGCAGGCACTGGCATACATGATGTTAAAGTAATGCATAATGTTAATAGAAAGTTTTTCATTTCTTATCCTTATAGTACTGAATTGCTTTAACAAGTCCATCGATGTGGTCTTCTGTTTTTTGAATGAACAATAATGGTTTGCTGTTTTCTACAGCCATAACAATAACTAATTGGTTGATTGGTGTACCAACCAATTCTTCATACATCAAAGCATAAGCGGCAGTTTGCCAGAAATAGTCTTCAATATCTTTGATTGATTTAACTTTCTTAGAAGTCTTAAAATCAATAACAGATAATGTACCAGCAAACTCAGCAATACAGTCTACACGACCAGCAAGACCAAGTTTCGTAGACCACAAGGCCTGCTCTTGGTAATGAATGTTGTCGATTTGGTCTAGTAATGGTTTAATGTCATTGAACATCTCTTTTGCATCAGGCATAATGTCACCAAGAGAATCGTTATTCAAATAACGTTCACACAATGTATGTACATTTGTTCCTCTTGATGTGGCCTTCTTAGAGATTGCGTTTGCAACTTCATCACCCACACGTTTACGCCATGCCATGATGGCGTCCTTTTTCATGGCACCTAGTACTGTAGTGACAGAAGGTAAATTCGTTCCATCCGGTAGAGTGTAGTATCTCTTACCATCTGATAACGTTTGTGATTTTAAATCATCAATATTTTTTGGTGGGCAATAATTAAACATTACGAAATCATTTTCTCTTATACTTTAAAATCTGGTTCTGTTGGCCAAATTACAGAATATGGGAAACCAACTTGTTGTGGCACATCAAGCAATTTCTGACGATATTCTTGTAGATAAGATTGTTGTTCCGGTGTTAACAAAGACCAACGGACTTGATTTACTGAATCAACATACTTAAAAAGTAATGCATTACGGTTATTTCTAACACTCACTTCTTCTAATTGTGTGGGTGTTGGATTTCTATCTACTGGTGTAGGTTTACCCATACCAGTTCCAGGCATTAATTCAAACCCTTTGTTCTGTTTATCTAAGTAATCTTTCCATTCTTCATATGTTATTTCAGTACAATCAACTGGTTTATTATCACCATGAATTTCTTTTACAAAAAAACCACGAGCTGAATTTGACCAATAGAATGTATAATTTCTAGAGGGATCGTTTATATCTTCCATTTTTTTCCTTAATTAACAATTAATAACCAACAGCAAGCCAATTTGCTCCATAACTACCACCAATGGCACCCACAGTTTGATTGCCATATATATAACCACTTTGTAAATAAAAATAACCACTAGCAAAATCAGTTACTGCATGTATTGTAGCTTCATTTGTTGCCCATCCAGATGCGTTTCCTTCATTAACACAAACAGCTAAACAAGCATTTGGAAAAGAAGTTGGAAAATATACTGTAGTTCCATAACGAACGCCACTACCTGTAGTAAGATGTCCAGCCTGAACTATTAGACCTCCAGTTACACCTCCAGGCATTACAATATAACTAGATGAAGCATTTTTGTATGAAACAGGTCCTTTGGTTTCATAACCACCACCATAATAGTATGAATTAAATTGATAATTAACATCTGTTAATGATCCAACAGCTGAAGGTCCTATTGTGAATCCCATTTTTTTCCTTTACATTCCTTGAGCAATCCAAGATACTTTTAAACCACTTACACCAAAAGTAATAACTTGTTCTGGGTGTACAATTACTCCAACTTTCAAAGTAAATCCAGATGTGGTAATATCACTAACACCACAAACTACAGGTGTAGGGTTTATTGCACCATAACCACTATTCCAATTAGCAGATTGATTATCAAGATGTGTGACTATTACTTGGCACCCATAAGTAAAACTAGTACCAAAAGCTACGTAAACTGAACCTGAAGCACCCCCAGATGTTGCAACTCCGGCCATAGCTTTACCGGGAGTAAATGCAGAACCAAGTGGATAATCTATACCAAATGCATTTGTAAATAGATATTTAACCCCAGTACGACTAACTAATCCATTATAAAGGTAAATTAAAGGATACGGCTGAGTAAATGCATAATTCGTTTTTATTCCTGTATCCGTGATTGTCCAAGACATTTGATTTCCCTTTTATTATTTTTTTAACTTGTATAGCCAAAAGCTATCCAGTTACAAGTTATGCCAGAAGCCGGTGATACAACATCATGACCATTAGTGTTATATCCCCTAATATAAAATCCACTACCACTTAAATTATAGAAACCATAACCAGTAACATTGGTATACCCCCAACCACCAGCGCCAGGTTCACAACCTACAACACTCACAAGAGTTGAAACAGAATAAGGTAAAGAGACATAAGTATTTCCATTAATACTAGTGCTGCCGCCAAACCATACTAATCCGTGCCAAAACCTAGTCCACGAAGAACCAGAACCACCGCAATCTCCATAAAAATAATTGTTGTCCGGCATTTGTATTTTGTTTTCTCGCCAGTCACTAGCGTCTGCAAATAATTTTATGGTCATTTTATTTTTATTTTCGTTAAATCTATATTTAGTTAGAATCCCAACTGGTCACAAGCGACAATCCATGATTTTACCAAACTAGAACGTACAATATCATCAGGTGTAAATTGAATCTCACTAAACTCACTCATATGTCTTGCAACATCCAGAAACTGGCTTAAACCTGATACATCATTGCGACTCTTAATCAAATCATTCTGTTTCAAATCACCAATAAAGATAATCTTGGAACGGTGGCCAACACGGGAGATAACTGAATGTAGTTCATGGAATGTCATTGACTGACATTCATCAACAATAATGATAGAGTTATCAATAGAAATACCACGAATGGCTGTTGTACTGATAAATCTGGCATGATTCTGTTCTTTTAATCTTTCCCATGCATCTTTACGACCAAAAAGTGTCTCACAAATTTCTTTGTATGGCACTTCATAAATTTCCATCTTTTCATCTAACGTACCAGGAACAAATCCTTGGTCACGTACTTGAACCGCAGAACGTACAACTACCACATGTTCAAACGGATTACATTTGTCTAATACTTCCTCAATGGCACGATACAAAGCTAAGAATGTTTTACCGACACCAGGAGAACCCAACAACCCTACAAAATAGTCACCACGTTTATATGCTTCAAAGAACTTCTGTTGATTTTCTGTTAAAGCTTCGAAAGTTTTTAAATGGTCTAATTTTATTCTTAGTGCATTAGAAACTGGTTGGTGTTTATGTACTGTCTCATCATTATCTAAAGATTCATCACGTTTCTGCGCTGCGGTTTTTGATTTGGTCGCCATTGAAACCTTCCTGTTAATTGTTTTACATGCTTTTTTTGGGGAAGTTTTTTGATTGAACAGATGGATCCTTTCTTACTTTGTTACCACTCTCTGGCCATTTTTGTTTTATGTCCAGCTTTTAGAGTATTTTGAGGCACTTGTTCTTTAATACGATTGATAACATATTTCTCAAACGTAGAGTCGGCCTTACCTGTTCCCGGAACACTTAGTCGTGAACCATCAGACATTACGGGGAGATTAGCTGCAGAATGATACTGCTGTAGATGTGGATTAGTTTCTTTGAACTCATCTAAAACCGTATGTGACATACGGTGTTCTTCTATTTCGTTTGTATTTTTGTTAAAAAAATCATATGAAGGCATTAATATTCCAGTCCCATTTCTTGTGATACTCTGGCCATTTCATTCAAGGCCATTTCAGACAACCACTTAGGTTGCTCTCTACTATTTATCTTACCTTTCCATGACCACAGATGTTTTTTATTGTGGTAATAGTAGTTGTGATATGATTGTAGAGAAGAACCTTTTACTTTAACTTCATCGGGCATTGCTGGTGTTGGTTCAGTAAATACACCAATTGGTATATTTTTAGGTAAACAACTTTTCAACACACTCAGCAAAAGTGAAGCTTCGACCTTGTGTATTTTACCATAACGATAGGTATATTCTCTGCACAATTCATGTAACAAATTAGTCAACCAAACATAATTTGCATCAGATTGTCTCACCCAAATAGTTGATGGGTGATTGATATGAGTGGCAGAATAAAGAATGTTTTCACGTTTATCATTGAGAGTATACGTTATTCGTTTTCTGCCAGATGGCGATTTACCTTCAGTAACAGTACCATCAAGAAAACGGTGAGTAGTAGATAAAAGTTGAGCGTACTCAAGGATCATCTTAATACAATGTTTATCATTGTGCATTTCAGCACAAACAGAGGGATTACGGTCAAGGTAAAATATGTTCATAACATTCTAATTAATCCGATTGTGTCGATTGTCGTAAGCAAGATGTAATTAGCAAGCATACCAAAGGAACGCCTACTATAAGCACACCAAGCGTAAATAGCACAACCTGCAATCCAAACGGGGTACATGTAGAGAAGGGGAGGATTAGGCACGGTGACGGCCATAGTGATAGAACAACCAATAGATATAGCCCAAGCAAAGACCTCAAGACAAAAACGAAATTTATTGCTCTTGAAGTCATCTTTTATCCAACCAAAGGTTGATACCAGAATATCATTCATTACAATTTAGGAATTACAAATTCTTCTTTTGCTGGATTTTTTGCTGCTGCTTCTTTAAGCAGTTTAGTTTTTTTACTAATATCTTCTGGTGTAACCATAGTCATTACCAATTGTTGAAACAATGGATATGAATCTTTAACTTTCATAGTGCGAACACCACCAACAGATGCACCATCATTAAAGAAAATTGCACAGCCGCCGGCGGCAATTGGTGCAATTTCAACAACATGTTCTAGGTTGATGATAACTTTACAATTTTTTTCGAGTGAATCGACTTCAACAAACAAACTCATTTCATTCTCCTTTAGGTTCTTTAAATTTGGTTAACTTAGCTTGGATTTCTGATAATTGAGCATCAATCAACATTCTTTTCCAATAATTACGTTCTTGCGGGTCAATGAATGTAGCCAATACACGCTTATTGGCTTTTGTCATTTTAAAATTTTTATCAGGTTTCACTTTTTAATATCCTTATCACAGTCTTCTACACGAATTAAATACACAGTACCATTTGAATATGGTTGCACAAAGAAACACTCACCTTTAACTGACCATGTCAAATGGTTTTGAATTGAACCTTTAATCTCTTTAACTTCAGGTGGTTTCTTAACTACATCAACGAGATTGAAAATAACAAAACCCATGGCAGAAAAAACCAAAACAATTAGAATTCTAATTGCAATTTCAGTTGAATTAACTTTAAACCAATCTTTAAATGAATATAACATAATAACCTTTCACCAATGACGTATCACGCCGGCAATAATAAAACAGTTTGTGATAACATATGATAACACAACCACGAATCTAATGCAAGCAATTTTATCTGCTTCAGCGTCATTAGTACCACTTTTCTCACCAAGAGCCTTGGCAATTATCCGCCACATTACACAAAACCTTCCTCGGTTTGAGGTGCTGATTGTGGTTCTGCATCCGAGTGCTTGTACTCATAGATAGGTTTATCTGGAGGATCGTATGGGAAAGTCACAGGCACACGGGAATCTCTACTGGTGTAATAAGACTTGAACGGATTACCTTCTTCATCTTTATACCATTCCCAAAAGACCTTACCATCAATATTATAAGCTTCACCGTCTTTACTATCTTTAAACACCGTTGATAACCTTTTGTTTTGATAGTTTGGTGGTACACCATAATCATGTTCAACCCATTCATCGTCTTCACCTGTAAGAGGTGTTAGTGGTTTAAATGTTAACAGTTTAGTTAAGATACCAATAGCATATGGTGCTGAAAAACCTGAATGTCCTTCGTCAGCAAATACTTTAATCATATGCAAGATATGTTTACGCATCATAGCATTATATTCATCCGCATCAGTTAAACCAATACGGTTCAATTCATCTTCAGCATGTGAGAGCAATGTCATTCTTTAACCTTTTTATCATATAAGAATAGTTTCACATAATATTGAAACTCATTTGGACAATGGTCGGGGTTTGGTAACTTATGACCATACATCTCGACCATCTCATCATACAGTTTCAAAACTTCTTCGTCAGTCATTTAATCCCAAAGCGCCTGATAGTATTTACCAAACAAACGGAATCCGTTCTTGATTCTGTCTTCAACAATCTTCATGCCATCATAATCAGCTTTGTATGTATGGTCTTCATTCTCAATCATTGAGTACATAGTTGCTTTGCCATTTTCATCCCATGCACAGGCTTTTGTACCAGTACTCCAATGGCCTGAACGATATGCTTCTTGCCATTTATCATCGAGGTGATGTTCGAAAGCAAAAATCATTTCAGCCATTACCCAATCCCAACGTTTGAAATGATTTGCATCAACATCATATTCGTTTTCTTTTGGTGGTGCAAAAGTAGACTTCAATTCTTCTGGTACATCTTCATCATCAACAAGTGGTGCACCATGTTTTTTCTCTTGTAATTGTTTTAACATAGGCAAAGCAATCAGACCAAGAGTATGATCCATAGACCATGTATCCCAACGGTCAATCTTTACATAGTCAATCTTTGGATGAATTATATCCAAAACCTTGGCCATGAATTTACAAATGGGGTCTAAACGATTGATCCATTTATCGTAAGGTGCATTTGGTTTGTCTTCGTGATTATAAAACACATCATTGTCTTTTTCCCAAAAGCAAACAAACTCTAGGATATGATATGGCGAAAGCCAGTGATGGCGGTAATTGTTGACGTATACTTTCATGTTGCTCTCAATAATTCTTCATTTGTGTAAAGGTGTATCATGTACTTAGACGGGTTGTCCAGTACAGAAGATTGTAAATCACCAGGTCTCCTTGGCAAGACATTTACTTTAAAATCACAATTGTTTACCTTTTTATATGTGTCTACCATTTGTTTAACAGTCATACCAACACCATGTCCTAGATTTTGTAGGTTCATGGCAGGAGTTTCAATCGCTTGCCAAATTGCATGGCAAATTTCATTCACGTGTACGTAATCTCTTACAGGAGAACCATCACGTGTTTCATAGTCATCACCATACAAATTGAATTCGCCTGTTTCTTGTGCCTTCATAAGGTTGTAAAACAAACCATCTACATTAGTAGGAGGAATCCCGTCAGACCCAATAACATTATAAAATCTGAAGATAGTAAAGTCACACTGATGCTTCGCACAGAGTTCTTTTACGATATCTTCACCACATCGCTTTGAAAGAGCATATGGACTGACGGGATATTCTGCTGCACCGGTAGATGCAAAAATAAAATTATCGCTGGCAAAATCTTCTATTACGTTGATTGTGCCTTCAATATTGGTTTTGTAATAGGTTGTTGGCTTGGCCACGGATTCATTAACCCGTACCAAAGCAGCAAGATGAATGACACAATCAAACTTGACAGGCCAATGTGCAACGTCCAGTATATAATGCTCAAATATATTCCTAATGTCATGATTAACATAGTGACCATAATTAAGATCACAAAACACAGGATTTCCTTTAGCCAAATCGAAGCCATAGATTTCATATTCATTCTTCAATAACTTACAGAGGTGTTGACCAATATATCCATTACACCCTGTTATCAGTATCTTCTTCATCTTTGTAATCAATTTTATTGATGTATGATAGTTTCTTTTCTTCTGACCATGAACTCATAAAGTGATTGTCTTTTTCAAACAACTCTAAATATTCTTTCTTTGATAACTCACGAATAGAAGAAATGTTTTCAGCAATATGTTCTTGTGAAAATTCACAAAATTTATCATTGCCAATTTCACATGTGTGTTCATCAGCAGCATGACTTTCTTCTTTTGCTTCGATTACGTAACGCATACGAAACATAGAGATTGCTTCAACCAAATATAATTTCTTTTCCATATTTTTCTCCAGACTTTCAATAGTACGTTGTACATCAGAATCACGCATTATTTATTCTCCAACTGCTTAACAAAATCCAATAATAATTTATGGTGTTTACCACCATGCCAATGTGGTTTCATCCACGAATACATATCATACCAAAATTTCTCACTCTCAGGATGGCAACCAATCAATCCTATATTGTCTTTGATAACTGCCATTGCATCACCATTCGGGTATGTTGATATTATATCACAATCACCAGTGATAGCGCAACCATCATAGAAAAACATTTTTTCTTTGTTGTTTTTCCACAACACATCCATAGCCTTTGGGTGTGGCCGTCTGGTATCTGTATTGGGCCTAGTAATATATTGTGTTATATCTAAATCACTAAAATTGAAATAGTGTTTACCTGCCCAATATGCACCCATACAAATACCAAGATACTTGCCACCATTACTTACAAAATCTTTTACTCTTTGTTTATCGTATATGAAAAGATTTTCAAAAGTTGATGCATCACCAATGCCACCAGGAATGGCAACAATATCAACATCATTAAAGAAACCATCTTCCATCCCATTCTTACTAAAAATTTTAAAACTATATTCAGAACCAAGTGACTGCATTATACCATTGCAACTCTGAACTGAACATTTTGGATCAGCAACAAAGAGAGCGATTGTAGATTTCATATTATTTGGTTCGATTTCGCAATTTCATTCCAACCCAAGTACCACAAAAAGCACCAAGACATGCAGGAATTAATAACATATGATTGCTTGTATAATTTACAACGGCTATGGCTGCAATAAAAAACACAACCACAGACCATCCACTAGCCTTTAGTGTTTCATTGTTATTAATTGATTTTAAATAAAATGTATAAAATACATCTGTAAAAAATAATGCAAAAAAAGTTATAGCAATATCAATCATTTAAACTTCTACGTATTGCAATTTAAAATCATCTGCTTGACCTTCGTAGTTAATATATCCACGTGGGTTACAAACAATACGAGTAGAACCAATCATATAATCAAAGTTGTGGTGAGTATGTCCATGTGTCCACACTTTGATTTGTGGTCGGTCTAGGATAAACTCAGACAAATCGGAACTGTATGCACCGTTCACCATCACATCATTTTCATATTGTGGTTTTGTAGACAACTTGCTTGGTGCATGATGACCAACAACCACAATCTTTTCATTAGGCAATCCAGAACAAACTTCATCAATCAATTTCAGCATTGCTTTATGTTCAATCACAGATTTTTCTGGAGAAAATTTAGCAGGTCGAGTCTTGAAAATTGGTTTATCTTCATCATCAAAAGATTTATAATTCACAACTTCACTAGAATCTTCAATGATACGATAGTCATTCATATAGCTCTTAATGCCATACAAGGTGTTAGGGTCTTCTTTGTTCATATCAGTCCAAAGAGTACCTGCAATAAAGGTCACATCACCAAATGTAACGAATTCTTTTTCCATTACGTGGATGTTAGTCAAATCAGCCAATGCAACTTTCAATTGGTCGTAAGACTTAGAAAAGTCACCATGATAGTGCTCATGGTTACCCATAATGTAAATCACATTCTTAAACTCAGCAGACACCTGTTCAAAAAATGTCATCCAGTTTTCACTACGGGTAGATTCTTTAAGGGCCAAATCTTTGGCAACACAAATATCACCAGACAATACCAACAAATCGGCATTTTCTGTATTCTTCAACTCTAGACGACCAAATTCTAGGTGTAGGTCGGAGCAAACAGCAAACTTCATTTTAAGCCTCTTTAATTTTCATTCGTTGACTAAAGGTCATCATCCATTCCTTTACGATATCACGTGATTCGTATCGGTCTAATCCAAATTCTGTACGCACATAATTTGGACTCTCAAACATATTACAAATACCAGACTCTCTCAGATTATCTAGGTACTCAAAAATTTCATCTTTATTCATTCTGATTCTGGTTTGTTATTGAGTAATTTTTCAATTGCGGATTCTTGTAGGCCTTCACTGACAACCTTTAGGTTTTCTTCCCATAAGAGTTCACATATTTTTTTATTGTTTGTGAGTGAATGACATTCTTTCATATATTGTTTTTTTCCTAAAAATTCTGATGTATCATTGTTCGATATAGATACAGTGCCGTGAGTAAATACGACAAAACAAAAGCAAGCCACCGCCCCGGCAATTAGATATTGCCAATAGGCAACAAGAATTGTACCAACAATAAGCACCGCAACAACCAAAAGAATAATGTGTTCTAGGGTTGATTGCGATACATTGAGGTATGCTAACATTTGTTCGTACATATTAATTACGGTCTTTTAGGATTACAATGAACATTCACAGCAGTTAACACACGACCAAACTCGGTACGTTGTGTAACATATTCAACAAAAGGTCTCATGCCGACAGTGTAACATTGCTCAGAGGCAGAAATTACTTCTGTTCTAGTTAATGCACGTGCTTCGAATTCAGGAATCTGTCCATAACCTTTTGTTATTTCATTTTGAACAGGGTCTTTAATTGGTGACGATTTACTATCAACATCCCGAACAGGCGCATAACCCATACGAGGTGTTGATGAGCATGCTGCCACTACCAATACGATTGGTACTAACAATAGTGCTTTCATTTTTTACCAGTCTCTTTCAGATACTTCAAATGTTGTATCAATCGAACCATCAGGATTATGTGTGATTGTGGCACCAACTTCAATGTCTTCATCACCAAAAGAATGGTTACCAAATTCTTCTTCTAATGCAACATTCAAAGTGTATGCAGCATTTTTAAACAAGTCACCATCACTATCAAGCCGGCAACGTGATACCAATGCATTGACCAAAATCATTTCTTCTTGAGTAAGAAGCAAACGATACATTTTAACACTATTTTTATATTTCAATTTTTTCATATTACCACCATGAATTATAATAAACCGTTTTACCCTCTTTCAAGGATATACGGCACTTTTGTATAAACATCAAATCTTCTTTCAAAGATTCAAGGTCGGGAGGGTTATCACCAAAGAAAAACCCTTGCGTTTGCGGAAGACTTTCATTTAGCAAATCATTTTGCAATTGATCCAAATCTTCCACGGTAAGTTGAACAGGTACACAATTGAAACTCTCTTTTGTACCGCCTTTAGCACGATACAATTGTTCCATCCAACCATGAAGGTCGTGGTGTTTGCGCCAGTACTGCAATTCTTCATTTTCAGAATCTTGTGCAATTGTAAACTGGTCAATAGATTTTTCTTTTGACACAGCGAAAGCATACATATCGAGACCCATTTTTTAACCTTTTAATTTAGCAGCAACTAATTCTTTTTCAACCGACTCTGTAAAAGAGTTATCGGATTTTTGTACTTCAATTCCACTTGGTGATGGCGTCTTGGCTTTACCAATGTATCGACCTTCAGCATTGAACTCGGTGAAGTTAAGCAACTGATAACCAGTCACAGCACGGCCAGTTTTGTGAACTCGCACAATGCCGCCATCTTTACGAATATTGTAAATGTTGGTGGACAATCGATATAGAACCGATTCTTGGTCCGTGTCTTTAAACACATCACGGATTTCTGTGGGTGACACCGGTTTGCCAGATAGCAAAACAACGGTGATTTTTTCGTGGCGATTTGGTTTGCCTTTGCGAACTGTATTCATAATATATTTCCTTTTCGATTCAATTTATACAATTATAACGGATAACGGACTGGTTGGCAAGCATTATCATGCTGACTGTTGTTCCGTTGCAACAACTTCCGGTGCTGCTGTGTTGGCAGGACTTTCAACCGAACTATCAACTTTAGAATAGAGGTCTAGGAATGCCATCTTAGTGTCCTCATCAAAACGATTCACACATAGGCGAATTGCTTTCATGCGGTCATTGTAGATATCATATGCCTTGGCAATGTGAACCAAACGGCGAGTGGAGATAATCTCATCGATACCACCATTATTATACGTTTGGCGAACCACATCAGCCCATGTACACAAATAGTCTACAAACTTTTCATCCTTAATAAGAGGTGTAAGAATTTTCTTCTCAGTCTTCATGTCGGGATATTCCTGTTCTACCGTAATTGGAAATCTTTCCAAGAAAGCATCATCAAGAATTTGGGAGAGATAACGGCCTTCATCTGAACCTTTACCTTTTGTATTGGCAGTAGCAATTACATTAAAACCATTGGCGGGATAAATCACTTCGCCTGTCTTCTTATTGTAATATGGTTTACCTTCTAAAATGCCTTGTAAACACATTAACTTATTGGATCCACGGTCAACTTCATCTATCAAACAAATTGCACCTTTCTTCATTGCTTGAATAACAGGACCATCTTTGTATGCCGTATTGCCATTAATCAACTGATAACCACCAAGCAAATCGGTTTCATCAGTTTCAATAGAGATATTAATACGAATACATTCACGATTCAATACGGCACATACTTGCTCGACCATGAGAGTCTTGCCGTTGCCAGATAAACCAGTAATAAAGATAGGATAGAACATCCTAGATTTTACAATACCTGTTAGGTCTTTAAAGAAACCAAAAGGCACATAATCGGGATATTTTGCAGGGATTGCTGCATCAGATTCATCGACCAATTTAGGTTGGCGTAGAGATACGACTTGGCCATAATCAACAAGTTCAGGAGTTTTTTCATTTGTAGTTTGTTTCACAGGAATTCCAGAGAATGGTACACGATATTGACCACGGTCAGCACGAAAATCAGACTTGGTAACCAACCAATAAGGATAGGGTACGCCAGATTCTGATACCACACGATTGATATCTTCACGACTTACAATAGCTTCCGAACCAAATTTGGATTCACAAGCAGTAACGAAAGCTAAAGCATTCTTATTCATTTAAAACCTTTCATAATATAAATTCAAACGGCTACATACCGTATTATACAGACTTGCCGTTTCAATGGCAAGCCGTATATCAACCGCAAATGGTATACTCAGCCAAGTTAGCCCAATTCTTACCAGCACTCTTACGAATCTTGGTAACTTGAATAAGAGTCCGTAAGGACATTTCTTTGACTGAATCTTTAAGGTGGTCAATCAAATCCATAGCATCTTGTTTGTGCTTCTTATCAAATTCTGGCATAAACTCACCGGAATCTAACAGGAAACGCATACGTTCAACCTTTTGCTCTGTAGACATTGACAAGTCAACTGCCATAGAACGGGAAATAATTGCTTGGTCTAAAGTGGCAGAAGACAAATTAGAGATAAAAACCACACGACCTTTAAACTCAAAGGATTGTGGCAAGTCTTCATCTTTAAGGTCAGCACGCCATGAAATGATACGGCGAGAGTAGGAATCCAACGCACCTTTTAACAGGTTGAGGGAGACTGGATCACGCAACACCGAATCACAATCATCAAATACCACAACTGAAGAACGGTTTTCATACAATGTACGGTACAATCCTTTTGGTGTAGAATAACCCTTGATAACAAGGTAAGAATTAGCCGGCATTTTCTCACCAACGGAGAATTCTTCGAGCAATGATACATCACGGAGACCAGCATCATTCAAGGCCTTGGTGATGGTAAAGGACTTACCAAGACCACCAGGACCAGTCACCACAACGGATGCTTGTTCGCCTTTGCACAACATATTAACCATGTCGGTAACGAATCCAAAGCGCTCATTGATAGTAAAACGGGATTCTACTACTGGCATTGGCACTTTGGCCGATGCAATAGGAGTGATTCCTAGGTTGTGCATAGCAATGCGCTTGGCGGTCATACGAACACCGGTTTTTGGTACACCACGTGGCATAAAAAGTCCTTTTCTTGATTCAATATAGAGTATTATACAGGAACCTTACCACTTGGCAAGCATACTGTATAATACTCCACTTTTTTGGTGGAGTATTGTGTTGTATTAATCCAACAGTACCATGTATTCCTGCGGGAAGAATTTACGGAACCAGTCTAGACCTTTGCGAACGGTTTTATAATCTCCAGCCATCTCCGCACCACGTATGGAATCGTATACAGCGACCGCTTCAGGTACCAACATAACGCCTTCACCAGAAAATGGGTTCTTAATAAGGACAGGTTCTGAGTCCAAAATCATACAATCAAAAGGTAATTTCATTTTAAATTCTCCAAAATTTCACGAGCCATATCAGTATCATCACATTTATCAAACATAGCAGCCACAATCATATCACGAACTACAGCAACTTCGGGGTCTTTGCAAAACATCTTGGCTTGTTCTGGTGTACAAGACCATAACAAATCCGCAATTTTAACTTGTCTCTTACTGAAGCCTTCAATACGAATCATCGAATCCGCCAAAATCACCATAATCTTCATTGGTGCCAAAACCGGCGGATGCCAATGCTTCAGCATCCGATTCATGGTCAAAACCAGAATCATCAAAGAATAACTTTTCTTCAATATCTAATACAACTTTAATTGGAATGCCAAATGAATTGGCAACTTCTTCTGGCGTATGACCATCAATCAACATTTGTTCAATATCTACTGACATTTCTTTTACTTTACCCATGTTATTCCTCCAAAGAATCAAGTGCTTCACATATGCAGCTATCAGCCACACTCATAAGGGATTCTAAACTAATATCACCCTCTTGGCAAGCATCATGGTACACATCCGACAATAACTTCTGCGCCTGTTGTAATTTTGCAACAATTTCTTGGTCACTCATGAATTTTCTCCTAATAGATATTTGTTTGAAATAACCTTGAAGGTCATTCCACCATTGATTTCCTTGAATACAATGCCTTCACGTTCAGGTCCTGTAATATCTCCCATCACAGATTTTGCTTCCGCAAAACTCAACAACCCCTCAATGCCACCAGCACCAGCCAATTCATAGTCCTCAACCATAACAGGAACGTGAAGTAAACCCATCATTTTAATCAAGGTCTGACGTTTATTTGGTGTCACATAAAACCCACCAGAAATATTGTATACATCAAACACACGGAACTCAGGCTTTGACAGCTTGTAGATATTACCCTGGATACCAGGACCAATCAATTCACCTTGAATAGCAAAATCAGTACCAACAACTGTCCGCATTTTTTCTTCAATACCATCACGGCGAGCAACTTGCCAGAACGTATTTTCTACAGTTTCTTTCAGGTCAAGATTACGTGAGCATACACCAAACTCTCCATCAAGTAAATAACAAGTCATTGAACTGCCTTCTAGCTTTTCAGTAACTTCAAACTTCATACCCGCTTCACTAGCAGAAATTACCTCTTGTACAAGGTTCTGCACCCGTTCTTGATCGGTCTTTGGAATCAATGAAGGTAAGTTACCTTTCGCCATGCCAGCCAATTGGGCGTTCATTGGACGTTCCCATTTGATAACACCTAGATATTCCGACACATCGGCACCTTCACCAAATGAATGTGTTTCTGGAATCACTTGGTCTAGATTCAACAACAGACCTTGAGACAATTGACCACGTAGCTTTACAGTACGCAAGCGTTCACCTTTGATGCCTTCAAATTCCCTAGGTTCTTTGCCTTTGCTTAAAAATGGTGCTAACTTAGTAGGAATCCATGAGTCAATTTCGCAATAGACTGCACGATCACCAACGTTGAATTCACCTTTTTTAACAACAACTTTCCATCCGCCAATCGTGGCACATTCAATTGCATCTGCACCATTGATAGGATCAATTGCATCAATTTTACGAATAACAGCCATTTTACGCATTTTATATTTCCAAAAATTTATTTGTTGTGTTTATTAGTCCATTCTACACCACGTAGAAAAGCTTCACGTTCTAATCGGTTGTAATGTGTCTTTGCAACGGTGTTTTCATAGATATCAAATTTCTTTGCATCACGCTTACGGGTTGAAACTGCGCCATGTGACCGTGGGCCACGAAACATCACATAATACTTGGTGAAGTCAATTTGTTGTTTCAACAATTCATAGAATTCGAATGGTACTGCTTTGTAAACAGAACTATAACCACCTGGAGATTTGAAAGTCTTCAAAGTCTCTTGCATCTTAATATCTTTTGCTTTGTAATAATCAACTCTCATCATCTATCTCCGAATAATCCATATCTCTATAAACACCAACAATACGTTCTGTTGGAACATATCGTTTCACCGTTTCTACAAGGTCTTGCAGGTCTTCAGCACCAAACAAACGCTTGTCACCATTTTCAAACAAAACCAAATAGATATTGTATGTAATGTCACTCATTACCAACTCCTAACATTAAGTACTTCAATTTCAACAAATTCATCCTCAATATCATCTGGTATTTGCTTTTCGATGGTATTGGCAAAAGACACAGCGGCATCATTATTATCAAATGCCTTCAAATTGACCCAACCATTCTCAGGTCCAAAACTCTTAACGATATAAACTTCCATTATGCGTAACTTTCTTCGTAATTATCACCAGTATCGATTTCAATGAAACCGATTTTAATCAAGCCATCATCGCCTGAGGTTACAAAATCTTCCTCAAACTCAATGAAATTGCCGCCATTTACATAATTGTTTGGTTCACCAAGGTCAATATCTTTAGCTAGAATACAACCAATAGAACCGGCATCCACACCATATTCGTTACCTGTTTGGTCAAAGTATACACCATCACCAAACTTGGTTGAATGTAAAGCAAAGCGCCGACCATCTTTTAGTGTAAACTCACCATTGAGCATGGTTCTGCCTTTGATAGTCAATTCGCAAACCTCATCCCATTCATTATGCAACACATAGCAGAGGTCGCCAACATAATACAAACCAGATTTAAACATCACAATTCTCCATTTCTTTTCATGTATTCAAAAGCTTCTCTAGCTTCTGAATTAAATTCATAACAACCAACAGTTTCTTCGCTAAGCAAATTCATAATGTAATAGCGGTCATTAAGATAAACAATGCGCCACATTATGCAGCCACCATCATAACTGTTGGATACTTTACAAAGCCTGTAGTATCTTTTTTGGCTTTACCTTTGGCATACAAACCAACGATAACACCTTTTGGATCAAGAAAGCGTAAATCACTTTCATCACCATTAAACACAGGACGGCCGAGATAGGTTTCTGGCATCGGCAGGGTTTTCTTGATACCGAATACAGTAGCAATATTGTAACCTTGCTCGATAGCACGGATTACATCCTCATAATTACCATCTTTATCGGAGAAGGTAAGAGAATAATTGGCAATACCTTTTATCTTACGACCAAGAATGGCGGTGTAATCATAGAATTGGATATCAGGGAAGCATTCGAACACGTTTTGGCCTGGAATCATGTCATACTTTTCCCATGCCAAGTCGGATGTGCCGTTCAGGCGGAATACAGGAATCAAACCAACTTTGGCCGCCTGCTTGATACCTAATTCGATATCTTTCTTTAATGCAAGCATAAAGTCTTGGCGCTGTTCAAAGAACATTTTGGTTTTGCGAATACGTGCTTGCTGAATGACATTGGTGAATTCACCACGTTTGAACATACCGCCACGACCAGCAAGGTTGAGACAAGCGATTTTGCAACCGATGGTCGCTTTGGCGCATACATTGTAACC